CAAAACGTGAATCCCCGTAACGGGTAAAAAGAAACCCCGCCGAAGCGGGGTTAAGGGAAACTCGCATTAAGGTAAACTCAGATTCGGCTATTATTCCTTACGGCGGCTCAAGAACGTGGTCGTATCCTCGCCAACAACAGTGCATGACGATTGATGCAAGCGTTCGATCAGAAACCGACCCAACCGCTGCCCTGTTTCCTGCAACTCAGTGTAAGCAACAGGGAAGCGCGGGTAGTTAATCAGACCAACCTTGAGACCACTCTCCATCCCGCCAGTGAAAACGAAGTCGGCTTCGGTGATCGACACGCACAGACCTTCAAGACAGAACTCGCGGCAAGCTTCAGTGGCAGCGCGACGGTCGCCTGCGATAAAGATGTCCACCCTGAAGGTTGGTGCTGCAATCGCGGTGATTTCACCATTCAACATACTCATACTCCACACCATCCGGCTTGACAGCCGCTTGAACCAATATCCTCATCGTCCCATTTTTCCATGTCTGGATCGACTTGCTTGCCCACGGTGCCATCGGCAGAGATGAACTGCCCATGCTTACTGTGCGCCCAGCGAACAACTTCTCGGACACCTTTCGCCCCCATGTGGCGGTGCGGCCTGAACAGGGTGCGCATCTTCCCATTTCGAGTGAGGCCAAATTCTTCATTGACTTCGTTTTCCAGCGCTTCAGCCTTAACGATGTCATCTTCGGTCAGTGTAGATAAGTCACGCTTATTCGAGTTAATGCACGGTGAGCATTCCATCGACCTGTGAGGCAGCGGTTCTACACCGGCTCGACGAATAAACACGTCACGGGTTTCCTGATTCCAATCCGCCATTGGCGCTACCATGACTCGGTCGCCATGCGATCCTGACTTCAGCATGAAGCGCGGAAACTCAGCGCGATCCTGCCCCTCGTCGCGACGAACACCTACAAGACAGACGGCGCGACGTTCGGGGTCGTTCTCGGCAAGCCAACGCTCACCCGGCTCGATCTTCAGTTTGTAAGAACACCACTGGTAACGCTGTGTTGGAAAGCCTTTCTTGTCGAAAGCCAACTGGCGGAAACCCATTGAACTGGTGCGATGAGCATGGAAGCCAATGGACCTTACCCACGCTTCAAGTCGGTCAACCCGCGCTTCCCAGAACTTCGCCGCCCAACCAGTATCAGTGTAAACAACATGGACATTCTCAAGCGCTTGTTCGTGCGCCCATTGGATCATCGCAACAGAGTCGTTTCCGTAGGAGCAGAAGATGACAAAGCGAGGGTGGGCAGCTCGCCCCAAAGATAGTCAAACTCACGCATCATTCTTCACCCGCACATACGCTTTCTGCTTCCCAAAGTCCTTGAAGCGATGCGATCCGTCCTGCACCCAACCCGGAATACGACGCAGCGCTGAAGCAATGGCGAACTGCTGCTTGGTGTCGTATTGCTTTTTGTCCCCTTGGAGACACTTCTCCCAAATTTCAGCGCAACAGGTGATCTGGCGCAGCGTGACACCATCGTCATCAATCTTCCCGCTTGCGATTGGTCGATTCAACCACTCTTCAATGCGGCCAGCAAGCACGTCAGCGGTCGTCTCAGTGCGACGGCTCTCCTGCATGGCAACAGCCTGTTGTGCTGCCTGCTTGTCACGGATGTAGAGCGGCAGCGTCCCGTAGGGCTGGTCGGCGCGAAGGGTGAGGTACATTTGGTAGGCTTCGGCCCACAACTGATCGACGTTGCGCGCCAGCTTCTCTGTGTCGATTTCTTCGTCTGAACCGAGAGTGCATTCCACCGGCCAGAAGCGACGGCCACCAGTCTCATCCTTCAGGTACTTCTGGTCGTTCGTCGATCCCATGAAAATGCACTGCCGCTGGAAGATCGACACGCGACGAGCATACGCCATGCGGGCACGATCTTCCTGACGCGACATGAACGCCTTGATGTGGTTGACCTCGGCCTTGTTGAAGCCACTGAGTTCCGGGATTTCCAGAATCCACGCACCCTGCATCTTTTCGATCATGGCCCGGTCGTCGGCAAAATCGCCATCGAGTTCAGCAGCCCAATCCCGACCAAGGATTTTGATGAATGTGGACTTGCGGCGACCCTGCAAGCCTTCGAGGATCGGCGCATAGTCGAACTTGTGGCCGGGTTCAAAGACGCGGGTGACAGCAGCGACCATCGTGAGACGCGCCACGGCGTTGTAGTACGCGTTGGTCGGAGTGCGAAGGTAGTCGATGAACAGCCGCTCGACGCGCGGCTTGCCGTCCCAAGTAAGGGACTTCAGGTATTCTTGAACCGGGTGGAACTGGTTCTCAGCGCCTGCCTTCTCGATTGCGCCGACAAGGTCGCGATCCGGCACCTTGATGCCATAGCCACCCTGCGTCTTTGGTGCTTCGATCATGCAGCGGATAAGCACGTCCTTGATGTCTACCCACGGGTCTCCATTCATCGGGTCGCGAACGCGCCAAATGTCGCCGGTAAGTTGGACAGTGGGGACCACTACACCCTTCTGCTTGCGCTTTCCGGGTGTTTTGTATTGAACCAACTTGTCCGAAAAGGAGTTGTAGCGAACCACATCCTTGGTCCGGGGGTCGTTCGCGATGATGAGCGCTACGTTGTGCAGCGTTCCCTTGATTGCCTTGTCTTCGGTCAGGTCTAGGAGTTTCGACCAGTGGATGTCGGGCAGTTCCCCGTCGTCGATGGTGTCTTCTGGTCGCGCTGGGGTTGGCTCATCTCCACCGCCCACGCTATCCCCAGCGTCAGCGCCACCATTGTCAGGAACATCATCAAACATTCCCGCAAAGTCGTCCCCGTCCGCACATCTATCACTTCGTCCAGCAGTTTCCGCTTCCTCATCATCCAGATCCTCCAAGTCCTCAAATTCAGCAACCATCGCATCGGCGCGGGCTTCCTGTGCCCACTGGCTGATCGTCGCCATCGTAACAGGGCGACCGCGATACTTGCCGAATGAGCGCCACTTCATCCGCATGGTGCGGACGGTGCTGTTTTTCCCGTCGTGCTTCTCGGAGCGCTGGGTGTGCTTCAGCCACAACTGGAAGCCCTCTTCGGTCCCGCCAAGCTGGTGGTGGAGCGCCTGACCGAGACGCAGCCAATCGTCATAGTGCAGATCGGACACCGGCACGTCGTCGAGCAGCGCTTCCATGCGACCGGTCTTGAAGTCGAGCGGCGGCACGGACTCGTATTGGAACGAATCCTGTTCGATCACGGAAAGCCGCGACAGATCGTCGGCGTCAATCGTGTAGGCGTCGTTGAACTCCATGTCGAAAGCGTCGAACTCACGCTCCCAGACGTAGGGTTTGCCACTTGGATGGATCGACGGCGGCAGCACGACCTGTTTGCCGGTGCCGAACAGTTCCAACTCCCAATCGTGACTCCAACGCCCTTCGGCAGTGCGATGCTTCCCGTCAGAGTGGGCGAGCATCTTCGAGCGGAAGGGCTTAGTGGTCACAAAGTAAAGGTGAAACGACGCTCCACCTGAACCAGAGCGCACCATTGGCAGTGTGTCGGGGTTTACCGGCAGCAGTTCGCGCAACGCAGCAAGCGCGTCGTCCACTTGGTCGGCCACGCGAATATCTGCGTCGATGACGTGCAGATACAGGCTGTCTGCCACCCGCGACGGTTCACCAAGGCGAACGCCAAGGTTGAAGCCCGACTCGTAGGAACCGGCAAGTTGCTTGGCCGTTGGAACAGGTGCGTTCTGCCAATCGTTGCCGACCGGGCGCTTCTGTTTGCGATGAAGCCAGTGGCAGGAGAAACCAATGCCGCTGAGTTCCCGCGCAGACGCCTGAATCTTAGTATCGAAGTCCGTCATGTCCCGCTTTCAATTTGAGAGTTCGTATGAAAGCGGGCGTCAGGCTTCTTTATGCCCGTAAACAAAAACGTCGAAGTCCCGAATGGTCGGTCGAACCGTGTCTGTGGCGATCAGGTGTTCCGCATTGTCATCGGACAGCGCCAGTTCGAGAATGCGTTCAGCATTGGAAGGCGACAGGCGACCACGGCCTTCGTCTTTGCGGAACCACTTGTAGATGGCTTCGTGGCTGAGACGCAGTTCCTTGGCGAGCCGCAACACGTCGAATTTGCCGAGAATGGTCCGGTACGTGGGAAAGATTTCGTTGAGGAACGTGTAGAGCGGGCCATCGGCCCACTGATCGCGGCGGCTAGACGCCATGAAGGATTCTCCTGCTGGGTGGTTCACGTAGAGATGATCGTGTAGCCGAGGCGCGAAAGCATTTCAACCGTATGGTGATCGTTTTTTCACGATGGGGTTGAAACAGCGATTCAGATGTGCTTTAGAGTGCAGCGACTCGCCGCTTCCGGTGGGCACCGAATCACCTACTTAGGGACAAACAGAAACATGAGCCTTGAAGCCAAGATCGAAGAACTGACCGGCGCTGTGACGGCACTGGTCGAAATCATCAAGCAGGACACCATTATCAAGGAACGCCTTCTCGCCGGTCAGTCGAAGGCAATCGAGACAGTCGCAGCGGGAAACCCGGCAGCACCGGCCAAGCGCGGTCGGAAGTCGAAGGAAGAAACCGCAGCGGACACGCAGACCACGTCCGCAGAACCTGCCGACACGGCGTCTGGGGCGGACGATGCCGACAGTGCATCTGATGAAGCGCCTGTCGCTGCCAAAGCCGATCCGAAGCCCGCTGCCGATGCTCCGAAGGAAAAGATGACGTTCTCGGTCGCCGCGAAGAAGTGGCTCGACAAGGAAGAGCAGGGCAGCGACGCCTACAAGGCACGCGGTAAGACGATCATGGGCATCCTCGCCAACTTCGGCGCGGCCAAGATGAGCGAACTGGAAGCCGGTGACGAAGACAAGGCCATGTTCTACCTGAAGCGCGTTGCTTCGGGCCTGACGATCAACTTCGACGCCGCCTACGACTTCGCGGGCGACCCGAAGCAGGATGAACCGGCTGCTGGAGCTGCGGCTGCCGACGAAGACGACGACATCTTCGCCTGACCCGTTTTGCCCCGCTGCATGGGACCGTGTGGCGGGGCAATCCTCTTTTGGGAGTGAATTGTTGTGGGAATGACTTGGCAGGAAAGCAATGAAAAGTGTCAAGTTGGCGCTTGCGCCTACGCCACATACGACATGGACGGTGTCTATTGCGCTCACCCGAAATCGTTCGAATTGACAACTTTTGGGGCGTCAACCAATCGCATGTCGCGGGAAGGCTTGTGTGTCGGAAGCCGAGATAGCACAGCAGAAAACACGCTTGCACTTTGGGAGCCTGTAAAATGAACAACCAAACACCATTCGACCCGTGGGACTGGCTCGGCGTCCACTGTGGGGGCTGGTTTCGTGACGTGGACTCCGCGATCCTGATGATTTTGGAAGCCCTTCGCGACGGAGACCTAGTCGGATATTTCGAATGTGAAACACCAACGCGCATCGAATACCGCCAACTCATCTGCACGCTTCTCTGCAACACCGACGCATTCGAGTTCGATGGCGATCCCACGCAGTTGCGGTTCGTCGGTGATGAGCGTTTCAAGTCGCTGGATAGCCTGATTGACGCTTGGGATTCTTGGTATGGGGAGCATTATCGGTGAAGGACTTCGGTCGTTACACTTTTGCCGCCGTTGCCGTGATCTGTGCGGCCTATGTGATGCTAAACGGTTCGACTGACGCCTACGGGTGGTTCATTCTGCTGGCACTGGTTGCGGTGATTGCATGAGCGCGCATGCCAAACTTGGTCCCTCATCGTCTGCGTCATGGATGGAATGTCCAGCATACCCAGACGTACAAGAACAGTACATCAACGAAGACAACGAAGCTGCGCTCGAAGGCACGTCGATGCACGGTCATTCCGACTTCGTATTGTGCAACAGCGGACTTGATGCTTACGATCTGGTTGGGGTTCAAACGCGCCTTCGCGGCAAGCGGCGCAAAACCATTCGCCAGAGTGATGGGAGACTCATCAAAACGGCTGAAGTGGAAGCGTTCGAATACCGCCACACGATGACCGAGGAAGATGCCGACTACCTGCAACCGGGTATCGACTGGATACGGGAGCAACCGGGAACCTTCTACGGTGAAGCGCGCGTCGATCTGTCAGAGTGGCTTGGTGAAAACCAGTTCGGCACGATGGACCGTGTAATTCTGAGCGATACGCAGATTCTTGTTTCCGACCTGAAGTGGGGAAGAGGTATCCCCGTGCAAGCGGTTGGCAGCAAACAGTTGCGCCTCTATGCCTTGGGGGCTTGGCGCAAATACGCCAGCCACATCACCGACCCCGACTTCCCGGTGCTGATCCACATCGACCAACCGCGCAATAGCGCCGGGGGCGGTCTGTGGCGCATCACCTTGGGCGACCTGTGGCAGTTTGGCGAGGACGCCCGCGCCGCTGCTGAGAGGACGCGCCTACCCAATCCACCACGTATTGCCGGGGCTGCGCAGTGTCTGTTTTGTGCGGGTAAGGACGACTGCAACGAGCATAACCGCTTCAACCTGTCCTTCCTTGGACTGGATGACTTCTCGGACCTCGACGACCTCGACCTTGAACTGCCAGATCCTGACACGTTCACCCCAGCCCGCCGCCGCGTCATCATGGAACACAAGCCAATGATTACGAAATGGCTTGACGGCGTTCATGCGTCGCTGTTTCGCGCGGCAACCAGCGGCGGTGATACTGCGGGCCTCAAACTGGTCGAAGGTCGCAAGTCGCCTGACAAATACCGCGATCCAAAATCTGCTGAAAAGGCACTGGTGCCGCTTTTGGCTGAAAAAGCATTCACTAAAAAGTTGATTACACCGAACCAAGCGGGTAAGACCATCTCTCCCGAAGACTGGAAGCCCATCTTCGCGGAACACGTAATCGTTGGCGCTCGGAAACCGACACTGGTGGATGAAGCTGATGACAGGCCAGCAATCGAGGCCATGACCGATGCTTCGGATTTCGAAGACTTGGACGATTGATCCACTGTGTAACGGAGAAACTGTGTGACTGAGGAAAAGAAGAAGAATCCGCGCGTTGCTACGCTGAAGAATGTGCGTCTGTCGTTCACTGACTCGCTCAAGGACGCCAAGGCCACCGTCACGAACGGTGTCCCGAAGCACGGTTGCAACATCCTCATCGAACCGGGCAAGCCGGAAACCGAAGCGAACAAGGCGGCTGTAATTGCAGCACTGGAAGCGGTCGGTGAAGAGAAGTGGGGCAACAAGGAAAAGTACAAGACCATCGCAAAGAAAGACCCCAAGCGCGTCCAGTACCGCAAGGGCGACTACTTCACCGACAAGGACGACGTTCCGTACAAGGGATACGACGGTGCAATGGTTGTCCCCGGCTATGGTCCCGGTGGTACCAAGAACCCGAAGCGTCCGGCAATCATGGACCGGAAGAAGAACTGGGTCTGGAATCCTGACAAAGGGGCTGAGAACGTCGGCAAGATTCTCGATGTCTGCTACAGCGGCGTATACGCCGATGTTCGCGTCGAGTTTTACCCGGTGGACGGCGCTGACGCGGGCGGGGACGGCATCTTTTCTGCCATCCAGTTGATCCGGTCGCGTCAGACCGGCGACAAGATGTCGGGCGGATACCGTGTTGACGACAGCGACGCGGATGAGTTCGAGGATCTGGAAGACGACCTCGAAGATGACGATGCAGCATCGTCAGACAGCGACGACGATCTGTTCGGCTGAACGGACACCTGAATAGTCGTTTTCGTTGGGCGGGGGTGGTTTTGGAAGGCTGCCCCCGCCGCTTTTTATGTCGTAGGATTGATATGCTAACCAAGGCCCAACTTCTCAGCTTCACCGGCCTTACGCCGCCCGATCCCGAAGCCGACAACGTCCTGATGATGGACATCGAAACCTACCAGAACTTCTTCTGTATCAGTTTCTACTGTCCGCGCCGTGACATTGTGAAATCGTTCTACCTGACACAGGATAGCGGTGAACTTCCGTATGATCGCATCTACGCGATTATGAAGAAGAACACGATTGTCACGTTCAATGGGGCAAGTTACGATATTCCGATGCTGTATTACGCGCTGACTGGCGCGAACAACCAGCAACTCATGGACGCTTCGAACTACATCATCACCAAGCGCGTGATGCCGTGGATATTCGCGCGTGAGAAGGGTTTCCGCATCCCAGACATTGACCACATCGACATTATCGAAGTGGCACCCGGCATGGTCGGCCTGAAGTTATACGGCGCTCGGGCGATGTGCCCCAAGCTACAAGACCTCCCATATCCGGTTGGCGCGACTCTCACACCAGAGCAGATGCAGAACATCTTGGCCTACAACATAAACGACCTTCATGTCACTTATGCGCTTTACCTGAGCCTTATCGAGCAGATACGCCTGCGTGAAACGATGCAGCCGATGGCAGGCGTCGATCAATGGGGTCGCAAGGTTGACCTTCGCTCGAAGAAGGACGCGCAGATCGCGTCAGCAGTGCTTCGCTACCAGATGGAGCAGCGCGACGGCGTAGCGCCGCAGAAGCCTACCGACATCACGCCGGGGATGCGCTTCAAGTACGATGCGCCTGATATGCTGGTCTACGAGACGCCCGAGATGCAGCAGGTGCTTGCCGACGTGCTTGCCTCAGACTTCGAGGTTCCGCCAGACGGCAAGAAACTGATGCTGCCGAAAGCCTTGGAAGGCCGCGACGTTCGGATTGGCGACTGTGTTTATCGTATGGGCATTGGCGGTCTGCACTCCCAAGAGGAAAGTGTATCGCACATCGCTGACGAAGAAACGATGATCGTGGATCGAGATTTTGAATCTTTTTATCCGAATATGATGCTGAATTTCCACTGGTGCCCGAGACATTTAGGAAATGTATTCTTTGAAGTCTTTTCTGGTATTGTTGAGACACGACTAAAAGCAAAAGCCAATAAAGACATGGTTGTTGCAAATTCTCTCAAGGTGGTGGTCAACAGTACGTTCGGCTTGACCGGATCGAAGTATTCATTCCTCTACGACCCCAAGGTGATGATCCAAGTCACGCTGACCGGACAGTTGATCCTGCTTTATATGATCGAGCGCGCCCATGTCGCGGGCATCAAGGTTGTGTCGGCAAACACGGACGGCGTGGTCGTCAAGATACACCCCGACCAGTACGACGCATGGAATGCGATCATCGCAGAAGTCGAGGAAAAGACGCGCATCAAGACTGAGGAGACTCGCTACAGCGCGCTCTATTCCCGCGATGTAAACAACTACATCGCCGTCAAGACGGACGGCAAGGTGAAGATGAAGGGTGCCTATTCGCAGACCGGTGTGCAGAAGAACCCCATGTTCGAAATCTGCAACAAGGCCGTGGTCGAATACATCACCAACGGAACACCGCTCGAAGACACGATTTCCGCCTGTGAAAACATCCGCCAGTTCGTCGGGGTTCGTACTGTGAAGGGTGGGGCGATCTACCGGGATGACGGTGACTATTTGGGCAAGGTCGTGCGCTGGTACTTTTCAAAGGGCAGTGACGGTTTCATTCGCACCGTCGATACTGGCGACCGTACCGGCAACTGGAAGACTGTTGCCAAGACTTCGGGCTGCAAGCCTCTCATGGATCTGCCAGAGGGTTTCCCAGATGACGTGGACATCGACCGGTACGTGCAGGAGGCGCGGGAGATTCTGATGGACATCAACTGTGTTCAGCGACCCGACCCAGTGAAGCCCATCCGCCTGTATAAGTGGAGCGCGCCGCTGTTCTGGGCGTTGGCGGTATGAGCGCGGACGGCGAAGACTGGGATTTCCAGCCAAGTCGCAGCGAACGCGAAGCACCCATCGAAGACGACGTGGTAGCATTTGCGGAGAACAGAGGCTGGCTTGTTCGCAAGATGCAGTATCCGGGTCGCAGAGGCTGTCCTGACAGGTTCTTCTGGAAGTCTGGTAAACTGGTCATCATGGAACTAAAGCGGCAGAACAAGAAGCGCGCAGACCCGACACAGGTTCGCGAGCATGAGCGATACGCAGCAGCCGGTTGGACGGTCCACATCGTGAATGACCGCGACCAAGCTGCGCGGCTACTCGGATACGAGAGGTATGAGCGTGACTGAACCTTCAATCGACATTATAAATGCAAGTTTCGAATACGATCCCGACACAGGGGTCATAACATGGAAAGACCGCCCTTGGGTTCGTCCTTGTGTGAATGCGCGTGTCAGGGGTACGCCCGCTGGTGCAAAGACCGATAACTATAATCGGATCGCCGTGGTGATTGACGGCAAAACCCGTTACCTCTTCGGTCACCGCATTGCATGGATGCTTTACTACGGTGAGTGGCCAGATGGTGAAATCGATCACAAAGACGGAGATGGGAACAATAATCGTATAGCAAATCTGAGAAGGGCAGACTCTCAGAAAAATAAGTTCAATCGCGCTACAAAACTCGGTGCGACACCATTAAAAGGTGTCCATCTGGATAAGCGTAGAGGTGTTTATCGCTCTTCCATAATGGTTGACCGAAAGCCAATCTACCTCGGCACATTCGAAGATCCAATTCTTGCAGCAAGGGCGTATGATCGGGCTGCGAATCACTATTTTGGTGAGTATGCGAGAACTAACGAGATGTTGGGACTTCTATGACTAATCTACGCCCCCGCTCCATGCTGCGTGACCAGCAGCAGTTCATCGTTGAGCAGATCAAAGAAAAGGAAGCAGTGTTGATCGTCAGCGCCATGGGTTCCGGTAAGAGCGGGGCTACGTTGACGGCAATGATTGACATGCTCGAAACTGGTGAGGTTAAGCGCTGGTTGGTCATTGCACCGCTTCGCGTAGCTAATACGACTTGGCCAGACGAAATCGCCATCTGGGAGCATTCGCAGAAGGTGTCGTTCGCTGTCTGTGTCGGCGCACCAGAGGCTCGCCGTTACGCGCTGCGCAAGAACGCACAGATCACGATGGTCAACCGCGAGGTTCTAACATGGCTGGCAAAGGAACTCGGTAGCGTCGAGAACTGGCCGTGGGATGGTTTGTGCATTGACGAATCGAGCATGTTCAAAGCCGCAAAGCGACGCACCAGCAAAGTCAAGCGGAAGCGCGCAGACGGCACCACCGTCGTCAGCAAAGGCGGCAAGCAGACAGCGTTCGGAGTCCTTGCCACAGCGCGAAAGAAGATCAACCGCGTCGTGTTGCTGACCGGCACCCCCGGCGAACTGATCGACCTGTACGGCCAGATTTATTTGATCGACCGTGGCGAGCGACTGGGTGCCACGATGGAGGACTTCAAGGCACGATGGTTCGACGAAAACCAGTACAGCCGGGAAATCAAACCCCGCTCCTACGCGCATGACGACATCGTGGGTCGGATTGGCGATGTCATGGTGTCGCTGCCCGCGCTACAACTGGTCGAACCGCCAGTCCACATCTCCGTCAATGTGAAACTCGACGATGCAACGATGGTCGAATACAACCGCTTCCGGCGAACACTGGTTAGCGATCTGCACGACGTGGAAGCTGTCAATGCCGGGGTGCTGACGAATAAGTTGCTCCAATGGGCCTCCGGGTCATGTTACAGAGACGACCGCTCCGTTGCTGCGGTTCACAGCGCGAAGTTTGACGCGCTGGACGAACTGATCGAACAGGCAAACGGTGAACCTGTCCTCATCTTCTACGGCTTCCAGCACTCACTGGCCGAAATCCTCAAGCGACACCCCGACGCCGTAGTCTTCAACCAGTCACCCACCGCCATCAAGGACTGGAACGAAGGCCGCATCAAGATACTACTGATGCACCCGAAGTCAGGTGGTCACGGCACAAACCTACAATACGGCGGACACATCGCAATCTGGTTCGATCTGACATGGAGTCTGGAACTCTACCTTCAGGCCAACGCGCGACTGCCGCGACCGGGCCAGAAGAACATTGTCGCGATCTACAAGATCCTCGCAGAAGGGACCGTGGACGACCGCGTAGTGTCGGCGCTGGACAGCAAAGAGACGAATCAGAAGGCGATTATCGAGGCGGTGGAAGCCGAAATCGTCAAGGACTTCGACTTCGAGGCGATGTTCAGTTGAAAAGCGTTTCAACAAAGACTTGACAATCCACGACTCGTCCTTCAGATAGACGGTGGGGTATGAATGAGAATGAGGAAGCGTCGTCATGGCACTTGCACGGAAAACCAACCCTACCGTTACACCTGAACGCATCATCCGCGATCCCGAGTTCGCCAAGCGACTGGACAATGCGTGTAACGCCAATGGGCACTGCCCGCCACTCCACAAAGGCCGGTTGACGTGGGTTCAGGCAGAACTGAAGCGTCATTTCAAGGAAAAGATCAGCGTCGAGACGGTGCGGAAGTGGTTCGCAGGCGAGGCAAAGCCCCGTCCCGAGAAGGTCGCGATGCTGGCAGAACTGCTTCAGGTGGACATTTCGTGGCTGTCGCTGGGTGTCGATAAGGGCATGGCACCGCGTGAACTGAAGGCCCGTGGCCGTGAAATCGACGGTGCGGTGAACATCGTAGCGGGACTGGTCGAGATGGACGGCGGACACGCAGCGTTCGCTACCGAAGCAGACCAGAAGCGCGGTGTCGATCTTCACGCAATCATCAAGGGCGCGAAGTATGACTTCCATGTGGTTGTACCAGAAGAAGGCGTTTACCGTGTTCCGGCCAAGCGCGAGGGCATCGTAGTGCTGGGCTTGCTGAAGAAGGGCATGGGTATCGAGGTCACCGAGATTCCTGAAGACGTTATCGACCGTGCCGGGACAAACCGGGGCGGGGTGGTCGAGGTCAAGGTTTCGGCGCGAGGGTTGAAGAGAGTCGAAGGGTTTGCACAGCGACTAGGTTGAACTGTCAACAATAAAGTGATAGGTGCTTTGGCAGGTTTCATTCTGCCAAGGTGCCGTGTATGCCAACATCTGCCGAGTTTCAGGCCGGTCTCGAAAAGGCCGTTGTCAACATGGACCGGCTCGATGGCTTTCTGAATGGCACGTCTGGCGGATCGGTCGTAACTGACAATGGGACGCTACCGAACCTACCAACCCTTGTCAGCGGCATCGGCGGAACGGCGAGTGCGTCAATCGCATTCTCCCATGCTTCCAGTTATCCAATCGGCAGCGTTGGCGCAGCGGTTGCGAGTATCGTTGGTGTCAAGAATGCACCGTACAACGCTGTCGGCGACGGTGTTACAGATGACACGGTGGCGCTTCAGAACGCGCTTGATACAGGGAAGCCGATTTTCATCCCTCCGGGTGTTTACAAACTGACGGCCAAGCTGACTTCCACCGGAAAAGCCGTATCAATTTACACGGCAGGCGGGGTTACGCTTAAGTGGGTTGCGGCATCCACAACACAGGGTCTGGACTTCACGTTCTCCAACCTGACGACGCACACACTTTCGATTGGTGATATTGAACTGGTCACTGAGAAGGAGGGCGGCGGGACTGCGATCAAGGCGGCTTGGCCCACAGGTGCAAGCGGGTTCAATCGACTGTGGCAGTTGGGTAAGATCCGCGTCCGTGGCTCTGATATTGTTGGGCAGGTTGGATATTGGGACTACGGCCTCGACACCACTAACGGGTGGCTTGGTTTCTGCGACACGCTGGACTTTTACGGCAAGGGTTCCGGCGTCACGCCACTATCGACTGCGGCATGGGCGGCGCGGGGGACTTCGACCGATAGCCGGGTTCATATCCGCGCGCGATACGCCAAGTCCATGTTGCTAATCGCTGGGTTCTCGGAAGGTCTGGACATTTCCGGGTCGTTCGCTGTGGCCTGCGATTATGGCGTCGATTGTACCGGTACGACCGGTCTCAACACTCCGGGTTTTGTCTGGATCGGCGGGCACGCAGCTTGCTTCAAGGGCGGCATTCGTGCGGTCAATATCCTGCAAGGCAATGTCTCGGACCTGCTGGTCTACAAGCGGACCGACAGCGCTCAGAATTTCATCGGATTCGACTTCGATAGCGCTTCGTCGGAGTGGCAGGTTTCCGACTGCAAGGTCTTCAGCCTCGGCAATCCCGGTGGCGGCAATACAACCGCCCTCAAGGACGCAGGTGTAAACAATAGTTCAACCAACGTCCGCACTGTAGGCTGTGATGTGGATGTGAACATCGTCAGCGGCGCTTCAGGTTTTAACCACACCTTTAGCCGGTCTCAAGGTGATCGGGGTGTAATCACGCAGGGGGATACGGATGGGCAGGTGATCTGTCTCCCCGGTGGATCACTTGGCGGCACAACCAGTTACTTTGACGTGTTGACTGCGAACAGTGCCACGCCTTCCATCCTCGGCTACCGCAAGTGGGGGTCGTGTGGACACATCCTGACGGCCAATTCGTCAGCCACAACTATTACAAATTTCACCGGAGGTTTCCCCGGCGATGAATTTGTTTTGCAGGCCAACGATGCGAACACGACTGTACAGCATAATGCAGGATTGCAACTTAACGGGGCTGCCAACAAGGTTATGGCGAGCGCCGAAACCATCCGTCTTCGCAGGGTCTCATCGACCGCGTGGAAGCAAATCGGTTAAGGACACACAATGACGACACCAACAGAGATGCAGGCGAAGGTCGATAAGACGGTCACGAACATGGACCGCATCGACGACTTCGTGAACGGTGGTCCGACAGAAGACGTGGTGCTGGATGGGGCGACTGTGGTCCCGTCGATTCAGAAGATGGTTGCTGAAAGCGGTTTGGCGTCGGGGAGCGCTGCTGCTGCGGGGGAAAGTGCAACTGCTGCATCTGAATCTGCCACCCTCGCCCAAGCATGGGCATCAGGCACCGTACCGGGCGGGCCGGGGACGAAGAGCGCGCTGGAATGGGCGGGGGAGGCTGGTGTTAACGCTGCATCGGCAGAAGCAGCATCCGGCCCAACCTACGCCAGCACGGCAGCAGGCATTGCGGCCACCACGGATGGGCAGTCCTTCGCGGTCGATAACGGCGATGGCACGGTCACGATTTACCGGAACACTGCCGGGGCCGCCGTAGCGCAGCGGACCTTGGCGACAACGGGCTACCTCGCCATGTGGGGGATAAATGCGCAAGGACTAGACGCTACCGGGGCAACCAACATCAGCGCAGCCCTGCAAGCCTTGATTGGTGTTTATCCGGTCATCTATCTGCCAGCGGGCACGTTCTACGCAGCGATCAACGTGACATCTCCGACCGTCATCGTAGGCGCTGGTCGCGACGAGACGATCCTGACCACGGAGGCACTGACCAACGGAACCACGGTCACGGTCAATGCGGATCTGGAATTGCGCAATTTGACTGTGAAAGGTCACCCGACGAACGCCAGCAGCAAGACGATTTCCCATGCTGGTGCCTACACGGTCCGCGCGCGCAACGTATTGTTTACGGGCACTAACCATGATCCCAGCGTTGGATTGAGCGCAGGCGGAACCTACATCGATTGTCAGTTCCACACGACGGTTCAACCTGCGGGCCTTGGTGCGCGTTGCTTCTCGGCCCTTGCGGTCTTCACTGGTTGCAACTTCACTGGCGCGCGGACTGTTGAGGCGCGGGATAGCAAGTTCTTTTCCTGCAACATTGGAGATACCACGACGGTCAGTGCAGTCCATATTCCGGACGGAGCTACATCCAATGACGGTTCTGCCACCGGGTACAGTGGTATATCTGAATACTGGTATTGCAATATCACAGCAGCCGGTACGGGCATAACTGAGGGCAACGAAGGTAAAGCCAAACTGCGCTTCTGCACAGTGCGCGCCGGACTCTCGCTCACGGGAAATGCAGGTCTTTACGCACGCTCCAAATCGACCTTCGACATCCAAGATTGCGATATTTCGAGCGCCAGTAATGGCACTGCCGTTTCATTCGCGAAAACGGTTGGGCAAGCCGCTGGTATCGGTCCGAGCGGTGTCAGTGTCATCAAGCGGACGCGGATCGAAGGGGCTTTTAACGCGCTGGCCATACCGACGCTTTCGGATACTTATCCAGCAAGCGTAGGTAACGTGCGTATCGTTGATTGCGAAATCATTGGTGGCGATACCAAGATCAGCCCTAACACATCGACATACCATGTGTTCGAAACCGAGCGCGTGACCAGCTACTCTAGCACTGCGGTCTATACGGCTGACGCAGAGACACAGCGCATCCGGTTCCGATCCAATAATCAGAGTGTCGTGGTGTATGGCTCCGACGCGGCCAAGACGGGATGCAGACTCTCCCATCTGGACGCAGTGACCGGGCTACCATTGCCAGATGGTATGCAAATCACGCTGCGGTACGGCGGTACGTCAAACAGGTTCGTGACATTTTCGAGCGGAGCTACAGCTGACGGCGGCACAATGTACTTTGCCGATGGGGTTTCTGCTCTGACGACATCGCAGTTCGGTGCATATCAGTTTAGGCTTGTGGGCACCTCTTGGCGTCAGATTGACGGCAGTTCTGGTCCGGCTGCTACCATTGCCAACCTCGCGGGCGGCGCTGACCTACCCACGACCGTTACCACAGTGAACACGATTCTCGCGGCGTTGCGGACATCTGGGGTGATCATCTGATGACTGACGGCAACGCAGCACAGACGCGCGTGATCTTCAGACAAAAGCGGTCTCACAGCGGTCCAGAGACTAAAATCATAACAAAATCAACGTCGTAACGCTCCCTCTCCCGCTACCAGACACTGTCCACAGCAGTCCCACCGAAGCCCAGCACCCTTGAATGTGCTGGGTTTTGTGTGTCAGGGTGTCCCAGCGCGTCCCACCAGTCTGCGGTCCCAGTGCGGTCCAGACCCTAAAACCGGGACCGCAGCAAAGTGAGGGACGATGAAACTGACGATGAGTGCCTGCCGTGCAGCACAGCCCAAGGCTACGCGCTACAAACTGTCTGACGGCCACGGGCTGCGACTGGTGGTGCATCCCAGCGGCGCGAAGCAGTGGCAGTTGTTCTACCGCCATGCGGGCCGGGACCGCACCATGACCATCGGACCGCTCGAAACCTATGACGTAACGGCAGCGCGGCGGAAGGTCCACGAAGCCCGTCGCCAGATCGACCTTGGGCTGGACCCGCAGAGCGACCAGACAACCGTTGGCGGCAAGACGTTCGGTGAGGCGGTGGTAGAGCATCTGCGCATCTGGGAAGCCGGGAAGGACGCTGCCCACATCCTGCGTGTCCAGAACCGGCTGAAACAGGATGCGCTGCCAGACTTGGGCAGCAGGGCGCTGGGGAGCATCAAGGCGCTCGACGTGGTGGCCGTGGTGCGCAAGGTCGAGGAACGCGGTGCCTTGGACGTGGCGAAGCGGCTAAGACAAAAGATCAGCGAGGTCTTCCAGTTCGCGATTGCGATGGGCTGGTGCGACACAGATCCAGCGGCACACGTTGGCCGGGTGATGCGACCACGGCAGGCGGTGGAACACATGGCGCGCGTCCCGTTGGCAGAGATGCCGAAGCTGGTTGCTGCCATCGCCGGTCACCGCGACGAACTGTCAAGGATCGGGTTACAGTTCACCTTGTTAACGGCGGGACGGTCGGCAGAGATACGAGGGGCACTGTGGTCCGAGATACAGGGTGACCGTTGGACCATCCCCGCTGAACGCATGAAGATGAATCGCGACCATGTGGTGCCGCTGTCGAGGCAGGCGCTGGAACTGGTCGAACGGTTGAAGCGGTTCAGGCGCAACGAGTATCTATTTCCGGGGCCGCGCCGTGCCGTGGTGAACACGAACTTCCTGATTTACGCTTTGTACGACACTGGCTGGCGTGATCGTCAGACCGTTCACGGCTTCAGGTCGCTGTTCAGCACATGGGCCAACGAGAAGGGGTATCGGTCAGACGTGGTCGAGCGTTGTCTTGCGCACGTCGAGGCGAACAAGGTTCGCGGTGCCTACAATGCTGCCGAGTGGTGGGACGAACGCGCTGCGCTGATGCAGACTTGGGCCGACGCTGTCGATGACTGGCAGTTGGCGGGGATGTTGGAGTGATGGTGAGCCGCTCATGGCCTCTCACCCGTCCATTTATCGCCCTGAATTGAACAGGCACCACTCCTACCCTATGTAAAGAAAAACCCCCGACGCCGGGAATGGAGCGTCGGGGGTTCTCGTAGGCCGCGCCACACCGGGAGGGAAGTGCGGGGCCAGCGTTGTGGAGGTTATCTACTGCGACACGTTGCGGGTGTCAACCGATTCGTGAAAAGCCCCAGAACAGGTGAATCCTGAACCGGGGCGGCGTTGTCGTAAGTGAAAAAGGTCTTCGTGCCGCCTCACCGCATGATCCGGGGAACACTCATCGCCGCCTCCTTTACCGTGGTTGACGATCTGAACGTAACACGGGCAGGGCTTGACCATCAACCGGTAATCGCCTAATCACTCGAATGTTGAAATTGGAGCAACAGCCAAACATGGCGTCTCAGGTCGAGTTCTGGCGGTTACCCACCGTCATGCAGAAGACAGGTCTCTCGAAGTCCGAAATCTATCGACGCATTTCGGACAACAGGTTTCCGAAGTCGCGCCGTTACCCGGACTCGGAGAAGACCTTTTGGCTCAGTCGAGACGTGATTGCGTGGCAGTTGGAAGCATTAGGATTGGAAGAGATATGTCGCTGAAGAGTTTCATCGCAGGGAGATTCGCATCGGGCGGCGTTGTTCGCGATCTACCAACCAAGGATGACATCGTTCCCGCGATGATGAGTTCTCGGCGCGAATGGGTAAAATTTCCAGATGGACGCATTGTCGAAATTCACGGTGACCTGTTCGACCCTCGATACTATGCCAAGGTTGAACGTGATGTATGACCGACTCTGACGACTTCTCCGACATCTTCGACGACGCTCCCCCTGCACCAGCAGCACCGCAACCGCGTCTCGGTCGTCCGCGCACCCGCGACAAGTATCCAGAGGTCGTAGCGCAGCAGCAGGCCGAACAGAACGCGATGTACGACTTCTACCAGTCGCCCGAAGGTCAGCGACGCATTCGCATGGCTGCCACTGGTCGCGGTCACGAAGTTCCCGAGAAGGACTTCTACATGCCGGTGGGCGTCTCGTTTCTGGGTAAGGTGTTGCGCCTGCACCAAGAGACGGTGGCGCGGCGGTTGCAGACTGTCACGCCGGTCGGCCACGCAGGCACAGCGCAGAACAGGCCGCTGTATGACTTTGCGTCGGTGGTGCCGTATCTGGTCAAGCCGAAGATGGACATTCGCACGTATCTGCGATCCTTGAATCCGGCTGACATGCCCACGAATATCTCGAAGGTTTTTTGGGAAGCAGAACGCATAAGAAACAAGACGTTACTTGAAACTGGCGAGGCGTGGCCCACCGAAAAGGTGCTGGGCGTCATGGGTCAGGTGTTCATGCTTATCAAGGACCGCATCCCGCTGATTACAGAAGGGATGCGCGAAGAAGGGTTGACTGACGACCAGTTGGAGAAGTTGCAGTCGATGTGTGACCAGTTCCAGAAGGATCTGCATGAAGCACTGGTCGATCTGCCGAACCAACAGGTAACGCCGTCGCGAATTGCTGAAGTTGGTGTGGGAGTTGAAGAAGAATGATCGCGTCAGGCTACACGATGGACCTTTACTGTCGGCATACACACTTGCCGCAGGCGTCACGATGGGATGGACCTACTCCTAAGGGTCATCACGAATACGACGAATTTCCACACCAGATTCTCGGTGAGACGTTCGCCGGATGTAAGCGCCATGCTGCTGCGCAAGGATGGAAGTTTCACCGAGACGGTGATGTTTCTTGCCCAAGGTGTAACGGTCGGTAATGCCTACATACAACTCCATCGAAGAAATGATCCTCGCAACGGCGGATGCAGTGCGTCCACCAGAGCGTATCACCGTGTCGGAGGCTGCCGAGCGATACCATATCGTGAAGAATCCCGGCCAGCATGAGGGACCGTTCAGTTTAGACAAGACGCCTTATCTGCGTGAGCCGATGGATGTGCTGACGAGTCTTGACTATACAGGGATGATATTCACTGGTCCTGCTCGTTGCGGAAAGTCCGCGATGGCCTTGAATTGGCTATGTCACACCGCAATTACTGATCCTGCCGACATTCTTATCTGTCATATGACGCAACATTCGGCGCGAGATTGGTCGCAGGCCGACTTAGCAAAGGCGTTGCGCAACAGCCCTGAACTGAAGAAGCGTTTGGTGCCCGGTCGCCAGAATGACAACGTCTATGACAAGCACTTCCTGTCTGGGATGCGCGCACTGGTGACGTGGCCGACCATCGCCAACCTGTCCGGCAAAACAATTCCGCGCCTATGGGCGATGGACTACGATAGAATGCCGTTGGATGTTGAGGGCGAAGGTAACCCCTTTGATCTTCTTAAGAAGCGCTCGCAGACATTTCGCAGGTACGGCATGACCGTGGCAGAAGCCAGCCCCGGCTACGACATCGAAGATCCGAAGTGGATGGCGAACGACAGTCACGAAGCACCCCCGACAAAGGGCATCTTGGCTCTCTACAACCGTGGCGACCGGCGACGCTGGTACTGGGTTTGCCCACACTGCGAGTCTGCGTTCCAGCCTCAGTTCAAGTTGCTGCAATGGCCTACACTCGACAGCAAGGACATCATGGAGATGGCCGAGCGCACCGAAATGTATTGTCCGCACTGTGGCAGCGGTATGAAGCCTAATCAGCAGCGCGAACTGAACCGTGGCGGCAAGTGGGTGAAGTCCGGTCAGACGTGGCACCCAGCAACAGATGAAATCACCGGAACAGCGCGACGCAGCGACATTGCGTCCTTCTGGATGTTCGGCCCTGCCGCTGGCTTCACTGACTGGCCGGAACTGGTGAAGAAGCACCTGAACGCACTTCAGGATTATGAGTCAACAGGCGACGAAGGTCCGCTGCGCACCACGACCAACGTTGACCAAGGTGAAGCGTATCTGCCTAAGTCACTGGAAGGGGGGCGTCTCCCCGAAACCCTGAAGAACCGCGCCGAAGACTGGGGTGGACACAACGAAATAGGTGAACCGTATGTACCGGAGCGAGTCAGGTTCCTTGTTGCTACAGTGGACGTACAAGCCGGTGGACGCCCGTCGTTCGTCGTACACGTTTTCGGAGTCGCAGATGGCTTCGACATCTTCCACGTCGATATGTTCAAGATCGCAAAGTCGGAGCGCCTCAACGAAGTTGGCGAGCGTGAAGGACTCGATCCTGCTGCGCATCCCGAAGACTGGGACTTACTGACTTCGCAGGTACTGGATCGCAGTTACCCACTGAACGACCAATCTGGTCGCCGCATGGCCGTGAAGATCGCAGCCTGCGACTCTGGTGGTGCAGACGGTGTGACGGCCAATGCCTACGACTTCTACCGGAAACTGCGTAGCAATGGGCAGGCCGACCGGTTCCATCTGGTCAAGGGTGCCCCGTCGAAGTCCGAGACCGCGCCAATCCGCATCACCTATCCGAACGCACAACAGAAGGACAAGTTCGCGACTGCGCGCGGCGACGTTCCTGTGTGGCTGGTGAACTCCAATATCGTGAAGGACCAAGTCAACAATATGCTTGGTCGCGACGAACCGGGCGGGCAGATTCACTTTCCACGCTGGGCGCAAGACTGGTTGTATTCCCAGCTTACCACTGAAATTCGCGACCCGTCTAAGGGGTGGATCAACCCATCACGCCGTCGCAACGAAGCGTTCGATCTTCTCGCGTACTGCGTGGCAATCTGCGACCACCCTGACATCCGCATCCGCTTTATCGACTGGGAGAACCCACCAATCTGGGCGTCGGAGTGGGACAGTAACCCGCTGGTGTTCGGCGGCGATGTTGAGCGACCGGCAATCGAAGGCGTGAAGAAGCGACTCAGCCTCGAAGAGTTGGGTGCGGCGCTGGGGTGATGATTCACTATACGGTGGATTTGTCAATCGCTGTGTGATAGGGATGCGTCAAATTTCATAGGAGAAACGCCGTGGCCCTTCAGGTTGTTACATTCAAAGGTTTCGCCCTGAGCGCTCGCGACGGTAACGTGATTCAGGTTCCAGATGGTGCGCCAATCGACGTGACAGCGAACACCTTCACCGGCACTTACACGGTCCCCACGGGTGGCTACCTTGTGAAGTTCAGCGGCACCGGCACTGTGACGTGGCCGACTGACGCAACACCTGAAGATATTGTCGGCCCTGAGTTCCGTGGCGTTCGTCCCGGCGATACGTTCGTGGTGGCGTAAGTGAGTTTCGGACGACTGCGTTTCGGGCGCTTGATGGGTTCGACTGCATTGGGTGGAGCGCCTGCACCAACGCCGTCACCTGCTGATTACACCGCGACGACCGAAGGCGAACTCGACACAATCATCGCGCTCGGCGCAACCACGCTGAACAACAAGCGCATCGCCCTGTCCTCGCGTAACTGGTCGCAGCGGACGATCACGCTTGCACCAGCAACGGCGGTCACGTTCGTTTCGCAGACGCCGGCAAGCCGCTCCAATCTGATCCGCTGGAAGATCGGCGCGGGCGCGGCAAATCTGTTTTTCGAGGACGTTCAGCATGTGACCGATGCTTGGGGGGCAACGTCTCTCAATGATGTGCTGGCCTACAATGGCACGGGCGTTGTCGGAGCCTGCACATGGACGCGTTGCGGGTTCAAGGGTGGCTATGGCGGGCCGGGTTCTACAGGCAACCTGTGGACCAACAACATCAACCCGACCGGCATATCGCGTTACCCCGAATATGCCTGCATTACGCCCACGTTTGACGCAACTGGCGCAGTGGTCGGCTCGACGATCCAGAGGAACAATGTCTCTGGCTTGCTGGCAGATGGGGTTCACGCCCTCACGTTCAGCAACGTCTCTTCGACTATCGTTTTCACGACAGTACCAACCGGGTGGACGTTTACCGTTTCGGGCGGGATCATCACGACCGTTACGCCGGGGACCGGGGGCGCTTCCAACGCCACATTGGCGACCAACGGCAGCATTGGCGTGCTATCCAAGTGCCTGTCGTGGACCGGGCAAAACCGCATGATCGACTACCTCAAGTTCGGCGTCCAGCGCGATGCGAGTTCGGTCAGTGTTGCTGGATTGCAGTCTTTCATTGACTGCGACTTTGCCGACCTCGCGAATGCTATCAAGTTCACTCCTCCGGGCGGCGTCTACATTGCGGGTTGCACGTTCGACTGCATTTACATGGACACCGTGGCACTCGGAATTGGGACCGATGGCGACACTGGCGGGCCGGTTACGCTGCGATTCAACACTTACACGCGCGGATTCTCGGCACAGGGTGATCCGGGTGATCCGCACGCCGATATGATGTTGCAAATGTATATGGACGACCAAGGCGGCACGCAAACGACCGTCGAGTGGGGGCCGATCACCGTCGAAGGTAACGTTTGCTATGACGGCAATTCGCGCGGACACGGGCAGATCATGCTGCTGGCAGACAACCCGGTAGGCGTATTCTACAAGGATGTTCGGATCGTCGGGAACATCGGCCTGTCGCGTCTCTCGACCATCGGTATGCAGTCCGAGGGCGTGCGCAACGCCTACATCTACCGCAACACCATTGCCCGTTACCTCTATGACCATGCCGACAACGCTACTGGCGGCGCGGTCAAGTCCACCATCGCGCCACCGGCGGGGCAGGCCGGTGTCGGCGAGCAGTCGTTCTGGGCCAACAACATCCTTGAAAATACAAGCGGAATGGACGGCGGCGTTTCCGTTTCAGGTGACGTTATTCTCGGCTCGCAGGGTTCGACGCTCGCATACGCGACAGTCTTTAGCACCCCGCCTACCGATGCTGCTGGTTCGGGCACTTGGCCCACAACCCGAAGTGCAGTGCTCGCGGCATTCTCCCCAACAGCGGGTTATGTCGGCAAGGGCGCGGCAGGTGCAGATGGCTATGTCGATTACGCAGCCAAGACCATCAACACAGCGATGGAGCCGGTGTTCGTCGTGTTCGACAGCCTCTCTAACCAGACCACGAGCGCGAGCGTAAGTTCTGCTTGGCGCAAGATCATCGGTGGACCGGACACTGGCACCTATGCTGTCACCAACGGCACGGTGCAGTTTGCTGATGATGTGGCGGGCACTAACGCAACCGGAACTTCGACCAGTGGCAGCTACACGCGCGGCAAATACATGCGCCTGAACCTGACCAACAGCGTATCGGGTTCGACGGCCACTGTGGCGACGATCACATTCAATGGCTCATGGGCACGGACATTCTCGTCCACGACGGCATCATCTGCCAGCTTCCCGGTTGTCGCGCTTGATACGACCACGCCGGATCTATTCCGCCGCGCATCAGGCACGCTGGGCACAGACGGAAATGTAGGCACCTTGGCCCTTCAGCGGTTCAAAATGGCATCCGCACCTGCCGCAACGCAAACGCTTTGGGGGTCGTCGTCGGGTACTGCCAGAGTGCAATTGCAATTGCTCACGACCGGCAAACTGCGCCTCAATCTCTACAACGGCACATCGAATCTTTGGCGGATCGAAAGCAACACCAGCGTTTGTGATAACTCCTATCACGACATCCTGTTTTCGTGGGACACGGCGCAGACGACCGAAAGCGCGGGCCGCAGCCTTTACCGCGACGGCGTTGCTGATAGCAATTCAGCGTCAACTTGGAGTGCAGGCGGTGCGACTGTCACATACAGCGCCACGATCAATGCGTACCAGTTCGGTTCGCCTACAGGCAATGCGTTTGAAGTCGGGGTATTCTTCCTCGACGTTCTGAGCCGTGTGAATCTGACCGACGCGGTAAACCGCATCAAGTTTGACGCGGACCTCATTGGTACAACCGGAACAGGTCCGACTGGATCGCAGCCTATCGTGGTCCTTGTCGGAAACGATACGCAATGGAATGCAGGGGTTAACCGAGGCTCGGGCGGCACGTTCTCACCTGTCACCACTTCGGCGGTCACGTTGGTGTCTGGAACGGCTTGGAGCTAAACAACTACGGGCGGCGACTTGACAACGTAAGCCGAGGCATGGAGACGGCCCACAATGACCAGTGACACACTCGACATCCTTCTAACAATGGTTGCCATACCTGCGGTTTATTACGTTGGATACCGTCACGGCTTCGATGATGCGAAAGAGCGGATTTCAGCGATATTACGCAAGATGGTTAAATGAGAGCGGTATAATCTACGCCGCCCTTTCAACTTTCCATTGACTTCATCAAACGAATCACTAATTAGTTGCAAGCTGGGCTGCTTTGTGCGATTGGCACAATGTATATGGCAACCCTTATCGAACTTCAGACGCGCCTCGCAGAAGCCGAAACGGCGCTGCACAACGTCCTTATCGGTAAGGGCGTGGCAGAGTTTCGCGACTTCAACGGCGAACTGGTTCGATACAGCAAGACCGAGACCTCGGCGCTGCGGGCCTACATCAAGGAACTTCAGGACCAAGTCGCCGTGTTGCTAGGCAACGCGAATACCAGTGGCCCGATGCGGATTTACTTCTGATGGGCGGCGAGTTCGACCACCTGTTCGATGACGGCCCCTCCCTTCCGTCCATCGAAGCGCCCGCTGGCAACACGGTGACGGTCCCCGCCGTGCCAGCGGGCGACATGGCAATGGGTCCATTTGAAGCCGCTGATCGCTTTGACAGCAGCATCGCACTGTGGTCGTCGCCGCTTAAGTCGGCTGACGCGGAAATCCTTCCCGAGAAGCAGACCATCGACGGTCGCGCTCGCGACGTGTTGCGCAACGACGCCTACATTCAGGGCGGCAGCAATCTTCACAAAGACAACATCGTTGGCAGCCACTACCTGCTGAACAGCCGCCCGCTGTCGAAGGTAGCATTCGGCAAGCAGGACGATACGTGGGAAGAAGAGTTTCAGGAAGAAGTCGAAGAGAAGTGGGAACTTTACTCCGACTCTGCCGACCACTGGGTTGATGCGGCGCGCACCAATAATTTCACGCAGCAGGTTCGTCTTGCCGTGGGGGTTCACTTCATGGCGGGCGAAATGCTGGCTGCGGTCGAGTGGATCAAGGATGACGGCGCACCATTCAACACGTCGATTCAGTTTGTCGATCTGGACCGTCTCAGCACCGCACCGCTCTCGCTTAACCAGAGCGACGTGCGCAACGGTATCCGCTACAACAATCGCGGCGCACCGACGCACTACCAGATCCGCACCGAACACCCCAGCGACTTTGGCCCGCTGTTTGGCCGCACCGCTGTTCCCGAGTGGAAGGAAATCGCGGTACGCAAGCCTTGGGGTCGCCTTCAGGTCATCCACCTGTTCGAACAGCTTCGCCCTGACCAGTCGCGCGGCATCACGGACCTTGCGACTTCGCTGAAGGCGACGAAGATCGGCCATACGTGGCGTGACCTGAACATCCAGCACGCGGTGACGCAGGCGATGTATGCCGCTGCGATCACTTCGGAACTGCCGAGCGATCAGGTCTTCGCGGCCCTTGGTGGCGGTCAACCCACTCCCGACAAGGTTCAGGAGATGGTGACCAACTACGCAGAAGGCTACCTGTCTTCGGTTGCGCAGTACGCCGGAACCAATCGCGGGCTTCAGATCGACGGTGTGAAGATCCCGCATCTGTACCCCGGCACGAAGCTGGAACTTCTCAGCCCCGGCAAGTCGGGTATTCAGCCAGAGTTCGAAGCATCGCTGCTGCGTTACATCGCGGCCAGCATGGGTGTCTCCTACGAACAGTTGAGCCGCGACTACACCAAGACGAACTACTCGTCGGCCCGTGCTGCGATGACCGAGACGTGGAAATTCATGCAGTCGCGCAAGAAACTGGTGGCCGACAAGTACGCGACCATCGTGTTCCGTCTGTGGCTGGAAGAAGCGATCAACCGCAACGAAATCTCCACGATGCCGAAGAACCGCGCATCGCGGCTCTACACTGGCGGTCGTCTAAATCTGAACTTCGACGCGATTTCCAAGTGTGACTGGATCGGCGCATCGCGCGGCCAGATCGACGAATACAAGGAAACGCAGGCGGCGGTGCTTCGCATCACCAATGGCCTCTCGACGGCGGAAGATGAACTGGCCCGTCTCGGTAAGGACTGGCGCAAGGTTTATCGCCAACTGCGTCGTGAAATGCAGATGCGCGAAGCAATGGGTCTGATGTTCACGGGCACCGACCCTGCCGTTCTGGCTGCAAACGCCGCAGCGATGGCATCCAACCAGCAGGACAACAGCAATGGCGAATAAGACTCTCCATCCCATCGCCGCTGAGTTCTCCAATCAGCCGGTTCTGGTTTCGAATGAACACGGCGCACAGTTCGACGCGCTGCTGGGCAACATCGTTGCAAGCGCCGATTTCGCGCGTCTCAGCGAAGCAACGACCCGAATGGGCGACGACTTCTGGGACTGTGACGAATGGGAAGCCACGTTCCGCCCTTACGAGGTCAATGGGGACGGTATCCTGTTCGTACCGGTGCGCGGCGTCCTGCTGCACAACTTCCCTTACGCGCTGGGCAACTACGCAACGGGATACGAATATATCATGCAGGCTGTGTTGCGCGGCCTCGACGACGCCAACGTGAAGGGTATTGCGCTGCTGTGCAACAGTCCCGGTGGCATGGTCGCGGGCTGCTTTGAAGCGGCTGACAAGATTTATGACCGCAAGGGTGAAAAGCCCATCCGCGCATTTGCCCACGAGTCTGCGTACTCGGCAGCTTACGCCATCGCTTCGGTGGCAGACAGCATTGTCGTCAGCAAGACTGGTGGCGTCGGCAGCATCGGTGTCGTCACGTCTCACGTAGACCTGTCGAAGATGTACGACGAAATGGGCGTCAAGCAGACCTTCATCTTCGCAGGCAAGCACAAGGTTGACGGCAACGCCGCCGAGCCGCTGCCCGCTGATGTGAAGGATCGCATTCAGGTTCGCATCGACGAACTTTACGATGTTTTCGTGTCCAGCGTGGCACGGAACCGGGGCATGGAAGAGCAGGCTGTCCGCGACACGGAAGCCTTGACCTACACAGCCACGCAAGCAGTGTCGATTAGGTTGGCCGATTCCATTGGTCCGCTTGACGACGCCGTGGCGCAGTTTTGCGCCGATCTGTCAACTCCCACAGGAGAAGAAAACATGTCCAACCAGACGGACGCGGCGGTCGTTGAACAGGCCGCACACGAACAGGCAATTGTCGCAGCCCGCGCCGAAGGTAACGCTGAAGGCATGGCTGCTGCCACTGCCCGCATCGGTGCCATTCTCGGCAGCGAAGACGCCAAGGGTCGCGGCGACCTCGCGAACCACTTCGCATTCAAGACGACCATGAGCGCTGAAGACGCCATCGCAGCACTGGCGGTTTCGCCCAAGGCTGCCGCCCCTGTTGCTGCGGTTGCCGACGACGGCGGCTTCGATGCAGCGATGGAGCAGGGCAACCCGAATGTCGGCGCTTCGGCACCGAACACCGAAGCTGAAGCGAACGTGGCGGAAGAGACGCTGGCGCTTGCCAAGCAACTCGGCCTTGGTTTCGCCAAGTAACCTGAAAGGATCGACACATGCCGACTTATCCCAACTACCAGAACTCGGGTTCCAACACGCACGGTGTTCCGGCGTTCGAAACCATCGACACCTATTTCAACCAGTTCCTTCTGGCGCAGAACGAACCGGGTCTTCAGCAGCCTGTCCGACTCCTTCTCGGTGACTCGCTGACGCTCGCGCAGTTCACCGTGGTCGGCCTTTCGGGCGGCAAGCTGGTCAAGGCCACCTACAACGCCACCGAAGCCAGTGCGATCAAGCCGATTGGCGTTCTCGCGCAGCCTGCAACTTCCGGCGCTTCGAACACCACCATCCTCGGTGAAGTGTTCCTCGAAGGTTCGTTCAACACCGACGCAGATTCGCCGCTGGTGTGGGATGCCACCTACGACACGGTTGCGAAGAAGCAGGGCTACAACGTCACTGACTCGCGTCTGCGCTTCGTCAGCCGCACCTCGACCTCGGCTATCTGATAAAGGAATCTGGAAATGGCTAATCCGTATGAACTTTGGGACACCCGCACCAGCCTCGGCATGATGCGCGCTACCAAGCCTGAGACGTGGCAGTTTGGCAAGTATTTCACGCGCCAGATCAACACCGAGTCCGAGTGGATCGACTTCGAAAAGCTGCCGGTGCCAAGCCGCAAGCTGGCCGCATTCGTGAAGCCGATGGGCCGTGGCACCAGCATCTACACCGACAGCAGCGTCACGAAGCGCTTCAAGCCCGCGAACATCGTGGTCGAAGAGCAGATCGACCCATTCCGCCTACTTTCGACGGCACCCGGCATCGACTCGATGCTGAACCCGATGACGATCAGCCCCATGCAGCGCCAGAACCTGCTTCGTGCAGAAATGACCTCGCAGGCAATGACGGCCATCGAACGCCGCTGGGAGTGGATGCGCGCCAAGGCGATCATCGACGGCACCATCACGGTGAAGTACGAGTCGGGTGAACCGGTCACCGTGGACTTCGGTCGCGCCGCTGGTCACACCCAGACGCTGACCTCGGGCAACCGCTTCGGTGACTCGGGCATCGCCTTCATGGACAAGGCTCAGGGCGTCATCGACACCATGACCGACGCTGAGTTCGGCGGTATCCCCGTTGACATCATCATGGGCGGTTCGGTCTGGGCTGTCGTGAAGAACGACACGGGTCTTCAGAAGGCTATGGAGTTCGAAGCACAGCGCGGCGATGTCAACATTGAACGCGGCCTCATCGGTTCGACCGGCAAGGTGTTCAAGGTCGGCACCATCTCGGTTGGCGGTCCAAGCGGCCAGACGCTGAACCTGTGGGTCAACAACGAAACCTACGTGGACAACAGCGGCGTTGCACAGCGTTACCTTGGTGCCAAGGAAATGGTGTTCTGCGCAGCGCCGGAAGCCATCATGGGCATCCAGTGCTTCGGTCGCATCGTTGACATGGACGCCAACTTTGCCGCTCTGCCTATCTTCCCGAAGAACTTCATCAAGGGTGATCGCGTCAAGACCGAGCATATGTCGTTCGAGTCGGCACCGCTGATGGTTCCTGTGAACCCTGACGCCACCTACAAGATCGCATCGGCTGTTGCGTAAATGAACTGAGACGGGGTAAGGCCGTGTTCCCCGTCTCAACTTACAGGTGATGAATGACTGAGAAAGTTGAAAAGACTGCTGTTGCTGCCAAGCCTGCTACCCCGAAGAAGGCAAAGCAGGTTCTGGTTGCCGTCCACAACATCAACGGTGTGATCGAACCCGGCACCCCGTTCACCGGCTCCACGAAGGATCTGGTGGAACTGCTGGACCTCGGTGCTGCCCGCCAGCCTGAAGAAGCCGAAGCGGCACTCTTCGAAAAGTTGGGTGACACCGTCTTCGATCTGGCCGGTGGCGACGACCTCGCTGCGGCGCTGGACTGATAACGATGGGCCGCTTCCGAGAAATCAAACGCGAAATGCGTCTCGCTGTTCACAGCGAAGCCTCGGTTGCGGCCCTCTATATTCCTGTGCCTAACGCGACCCCGGTGCCTGTCACTGTGCGGGTCCATAGGCGCTCTGACATGCCGAACATTGGCGAGTCTTCAGTTTACGGCGGTGAGGCGTTGATGGCGATCACGGAAGATCGACTCCGCTTCAAGCGTTCCGAGTTGCCCGACCACCTTCGCGTCAAGTCGATTGTCTCGGTGGAAGCCGGTGAAGCATATCGTATCGAGTTCTGGTATCCGCGTGACGACCAGTTCGTGACGGCGCGGGTTACGCCGATGCTGGAAGCCGAAGCCGAAGGGCTGCCGGTGCCTACAGATGGCTGAGTACGCGGTGTTTATCCAAGGGCTATCTGACACACTGGAAGATGTGTCACAGTTGCCCGAGCGCACTAAGCGCGCCATTGCGCTAACCATTCCGCGTGTCACGCAGCGCGCTCGCACTGAAGCCAGCCGCAGGATGCGCGCACAGATTAACTGGACCGCATCGTATCTAAACGACAAACTAACCATGAAGATTGACACCGGGGAAACCTACGAAGGTGTAATCAGCACCACATTTCGCCCGACCAGCCTTGCGCAGTTCGCCAGCGGCTCGAAGCAACCGTGGACGCAGGCTAAACGTCTGCACGTAGGCGAATCCAGTTTCAGGACGCTGAAAAACCCGCTGCTGTTTGTGCCGCTGCGTAGGGGTACTGCTGCGATCACCGAAGAAAACCGGAACATTGGTTTGGCAGTTCGCCTTAAAAACGGCGAGACGATCAAAGGAAAATATAAGGTTCGTCCGATCAGCAAAGGTTTGTATCTTTTGTTCGGCCCGTCCAGTTCGCAGGTCTTCTACACCGTGGCAGAAGACCTTATCCCCGATGTGTCGGGTTGGCTCGACCAAGAGTTCACGCGCCAGATGAACCGAAAGGATCTGTGATGGCAGAACCCACGAAACTGACGATCCTGAAGGCATTGGTGGACGGTCTCAAGACTATCACCTCTGCCAACGGTTACGAGTCTGACCTGTCTGACTTCGATCCCGGCGACGGCAACGACACGGCTCGCATTTACCGTGGTCGCGCGTTCTTCGGTGACGGTGATCCTATCCCCATGATTTCGGTGCTGGAAGCGGCGTCGGAAACGGACCTCATCAACGACACACTGGCTGACCTGCCCACGTCTGAATACTGGTGGCCGCTGATTCTTCAGGGCTGGGTTGTCGATGACCCACTGAATCCAACCGACCCCGTTTACCCGCTGCTGGCTGACGTTCGCAAGTATCTCGCAACACAGTTGAAGGCTCGCAGCAGTGACGGGTGGCGCAACATTTTTGGGCTGCACGAACACACCTACGGCCTGACAGGTATTCGATTTGGCAGCGGTACGGTGCGACCAGCAAACGAACTGTCAGCCTACGCTGGCTTCCACCTGATGCTGGAACTGTGCATCGTGGACAAGGCTGACGAGGCTTATGTATAAAGGTTTGGAGCCAAATCGCGTTGCCGCTAAAGAGCGCGGCGAAGGGCGATACGCCACAGAGCGTCCATGCAAGTGGGGCCACGCTGACTTCCGCTACACTAAAAACGGCGTTTGCTGTTCGTGTTCAGTCGGACGGGATGTCAAACGCGATCCCAATCTTGATCCGACAAAAGTCAATGCTCGCTATCGCAAGATTGCCAAGGAAAACGGCAATACTCGCTTCATGTCGCCCTTCCCCTGCCCAAACGGCCACCATGCCGAACGCGGTACAAGCGACGGTAAGTGTGTGGAGTGTGTTGGGAAGCGGCATCGCCGTTACATGGAAAGACCCGAGATTGCTGAAGTGCAGAAGGCTCGGCAGGCGGTGTGGAGAGAGGAGAACCGCGAACACGTCCTCGCAGAGAAGCGTCGATGGTACGAAGAAAATAAGGACTACGCCAAGCAACTGAGCAAAGAGTGGTGGGCGGACAATAAGGACAAGCATCGCGAATACATGCGTATTGTTCGTAAGCGTAACCCGCTAATCTATCGCGCTCATTCAAAGGCGTACGGTAAAAGGGTGAAACAAGCCACGGTTCCGTTTTCAGATATGCGCAAGATCGAGAACACCTACATCTTAGCGCCAATTGGGTATGAAGTTGACCACATCGTCCCGCTTAAAGCCGCAGGTGCAGACCGCGTTCAAATCGCGTGCGGACTGCATGTGCATGGAAATTTGCAGTACCTAACCAAGTCTGTAAATTCGTCCAAGAGTAATTTCTGGACGGAAACGGGGTCTAAGGACTCCTGTGCCATTGTTCCCTTTTCATGGGAGCACTTTCTCGTTATAAGTGAACAAGCATAAAGGAGTTGAATCTCATGGGCCTCAATCTCGGCAATCAAACTCTCGGTCGCGGCAAGGTTTACGTCTCGACTTTTCTTTCTGGAACCCACACCCCGGCAGGTTTCCGCTACGTCGGCAACTCAAGTTCATTCTCGCTGAATGTGGCACAACAGAAATTAGATCACTTTAACTCCGACTACGGAATCCGGGTCAAGGACAAGTCGGTTGTGCTTCAGGTTGACATCACCGGCAACCTTGTTCTTGACGACATCAACACTGATAACCTTGGGCTTTTCTTCCTCGGTTCGCAGTCCATCGTCAGCCAGACCTCGGCCACGTCGCAGACGGAATCGTTTGTCGGTGTGAAGCAGGGTTACATCTACAAGTTGGGCATCAACTCGGCCAACCCCACCGGGGTTCGCACGATCACCAACGTAGTTGTCACTGTTTCCGCGTCGCCCAAGACGCTGGGCACCGACTACACTGTGGACGCCGCCCGTGGTTACATTCAGATTGTTGAAGGCGGTACGATTGCTGAAAATGCCACGATCAGCGTAACCTATGATCGCGCCGCAGTGAACCGCAAGCAGTTCGTCTCGGGCACTACGCAGATCGAAGGTGCAATCTGGTTTGAATCGTTCAACCCGCAGGGTGAAAAGAACGACTTCCTGATGCCGTATGTGCGTCTGGGACCGAACGGAGACTTCAACCTGAAGGCCGACGAATGGCAGCAACTTCCGCTGACCGCCGAAATTCTGGAAGACTCGGCCTACAACAAAAAGGCCATCTATCTTGACGGCCAAGCGTACGTTTAACGGAAAGGCATAGGGACCATGTCACTCCGCAACATCACAATACCGAAGCGTGAAGTCCCCGTTGGCAGTGAGCAGAAGTTCACTGTCAGCGGGGTTTCCGCCGATCAGGTATTCGGACTCTACAGCCGCCACCGGGAAGACCTTGGCGTGCTATTCGACAATCTGGCAGGACGCGACCGCGCTGAACGCTCTGAAGTGCTTAACAGCATCGAAGGCATCATCGCACAGTTTCCACTGGTCATCGCAGAAGCAATTGCGCTGGCCTCTGGGTCAAAGCCTGACAGCGAACACTGGGACGAAGAAGTCGCCGTCGCTCGGTCGCTGCCGATGCCGGTTCAGGTCGATGCGCTGATGAAGGTTGGCGAGTTGACCTTCTCACCGGACATGCCGCCAAAAAAGTTCTTCGCCCTGCTGGTGGGCATGATCCAGCAACTGAACGGGACCAGTCCGACATTGGCAGTTGGGTCCGACAGTTAAGGGCGCACTGTAGCCTGTTGCTCGACCACGGGCATCCTGAAGTCTACGCTTATCCTATATCTAGGATTTGGGAAGAAGCGGAATTGGTGGTAGAGAGGCAGAATAGGAATTTAGTCAGTCTCGCGGTGATTATCCAGAAGGCGACCGGCACCACGGGGATGACTGCTTCCAAAGAGTCGGTGAAGGATTTCAACGACTTTATTAAGAAAATGAACGGAGAAGCGTAATGGCCGGTCGCAGCGTCAATGTTGAACTGAGGGTCAAAGCGCAGGATGAAGCATCCAAAGCGCTAGACACGGTCGCAAAGTCGCTGAAGGATCTGGGCAGCGCTGGAACTGCGCTCCAAGGTGGAACGGGCGGCGTCGGGAAGTTTGTCGAGAATATCGGCAAGAACCTTGGTAGTCTCGACGCCGTCGCCGCCAAGTTCGAAAACAACATCGACAAGATTGGCAAGTCGGAAGCGGTTCTTGGCTCGCACCTAAACACGCTGACAAAGTCTGTCGATGCGCAGAAGGCGAAAATGGAAGAACTGGTCGCAGTACGCGACCGCTACCAGCAGCAGTTGTCCAAAGGTTTCGTTGGTCCGGTTGAGTCCGGCGTCAATACAAAGTCGCTACGGGGGCTTGACAAGGAAATCGGCACTCTGAGCAAGAGTGTTGAAACGAATCTCCGAGGCATTGATTCCACGATTGGCAAGATTGCCGATGGGCGCGAGGCTCTGCGGTCCTACCGACTTGCGCAGATCGAAGTTGAAAGCGCTGCGGTACAGGTCACAGCGGAACTGCTTCGCCAAGAACAGGCGCTCGTAAAACTCACCGCTGCCGAGAAGCAGGCAGGGGCCGCCGCTGAACAAGCCGCAGCGAACCGCCGTGTCGGCGCGACGGTGAATCGTGTTACCGGTGTTGATCGCGCACCTGTAGACAATGCTGGACTCCGCGCACAGCGTGAAACCGATCTTGCCAAGACCTTTGCGCCAGTGTTCGCCGCCGAAGACGTGGCAGCAACCCGCGAAGCCGCCGCCGCCTTTGACGTTGCAGAGAAGCAGGCCAAGGAAGCTGCCAGTGCTCTCGCGCAGATGCAGCAGTACGCCCGTGACGTGGCAGAAGCGCTGGACCCCGCAGCCAAGGCAACGCGCCTACTGGCAGCAGAGCAAGAGCGTCTCGACGCAGCGGTGTCGGGCGGCTTCCTGAGCAAAGGTCAAGCCGACGCACAGATTGGTCGCTTCAAGGCGCAGTTGGACGGTTCTGCGCTTGCCGCTGAGAAGACCAGTCGCGAGTTCGACAGCCTGTCTACCTACGTGCAGGAACTGCGTCGCGAGTTTGATCGTGCCGGTTATGCTGAACAGTTTCTTACCCGTGAGACTGCTAAACTTGATTTGGCACTGAAGACCGTTGACAAGACGACCGGCAAGTCGATCCTTCAGCAGCACGAATACGTCAAAGCACTGGAAGCCGTTAAGCGTAAATCGGAACAGTTGGGTGAACAGTCCAACCCGAAACTGTTTGGTCTGAATCCTTATCAGACGCAGAACCTGCTTTACCAGTTCAATGACATCGGGACGCAGTTGGCGTCAGGTACGTCAATAACTCAGACGCTCGCGCAACAGGGCGGACAGATCCTTCAGTTGTTCCCGAAGGTGGGGAACAGCATGGTGTCAGCCTTCCGTGGTGCTGGTGCCGCTGGCGGGGTGTTGGTAGGCGTACTTGCCGCTGTTGTCATTGGCATCAATGAGGCACTAACCGCAGCAGATCGTTTGCGCGACCTCGAAGCCATCCTTCGCGGAACGGCAGACGGTGCGAACTACAGCGCAACGGAATTGGTCAAGACTGCCAAGTCGATGCGGGAAATCGGCATCGCTACCGACGATGCGATGAAGATTGTCCGCATCGCGATGAAGTCTGGGTTCGACCAGTCTGCAATTGCAGGGTTTGGCGAAGCTGCCAAGGGTTTGGCGGTGGTGCTAGGTACTGACATCCCAAGTGCCGCACAGACACTGGCTGACGCACTCACAGGCGGCTACGACGCACTGGTAGACCTCGACAAGCAGACCAACGTCTTCACCGACAGCGAACTCAACAATCTTCGAGCGATGATTGAAAATGGGGACGCCCTTGGTGCGAATGCGGAAGCTGCGCGCATTCTCACTGATAGGTACGGAACGCTCGCGAAAGAAGCAGACGGCCCGTGGGACAAGGCACTTAACAAACTCACGGACTCATGGGGACGGCTGAAAGAAAGCCTCGCCAATAGCGGTGTGATTCAGGGGTTGGTTACGGCACTAACCGCTGTGGCTGACGCTGTTTCCGACATTGTCGATGGCGTTGATAAACTGGCTTCCAACCCCGTCGGCGCATCTATATTCGGCGGCACGTTTGCAATAAACCCAGCCGCTGCCGTATTCGCAGCAGGGGTTGTAGGGCGTCAAGCGCCAACGCCGCCTGTGGCCGCACCGGCTGCGAATCCACGCGGAACCGCCCCTCAGTCTGAACTCGACGCGATATTGGCTCGCGCTGGGAGTGCAATAAAGCGTACAGGTAACACCTTCTCGGGTGCGACTGCTGGGGATGCAGCATTCTACGCCGCCGAAATCAAGCGCGCCAACGAACTTCTAGGTATCCTGAATCAGCAGAAGGGCACTGTTCGCGACATTTACCGCGATACGCTTGAACGCGCCAAGGCTGATGGCAAGGTTACGACAGAAGCCGAGAAGCAACAGAAACTGGCCGATGATCTTAAGCGCATCCGCGTCGAAGTGAATCGTGACCTCGGGGCACCGCGCAACGCAGAAGAACGTCGCATTGCCGAAGAGGTGGTCCAAGAGCGCCTGAACAAAAAGGCAGAAGAATACACCGGTCAACTCAAGCAGATTGCCGATGCACGCAAGCGCGCAGCAGATCAGGCCGAACGCGAATCTGCGGCACTTGCCAAACAGCAAAACACCGGCCTGTATCAAGCCAAGGCGCTGCTGCGCGAACTGGAAGGTATTGGCGGAAAGTTCAGCCAGAAGGCGTACAACGACGAAGGGACTCCCCGTCTCGGCTTTGGTAGTGACACCATCACCAATCCAGACGGCACCTATCGTCGTGTGCAGTACGGCGACACCACCACCAAGGATGGCGCAGAGCGTGACCTTGACCGCCGCATCAACAGTCTCATCGACGTTCTGGAAAAGCGCCTCGGTGGCGAACGCTTCAAGAATTTCAGTGCGCAGCAGCAGGGCGCAATCGTCTCGCTGTATTACAACTACGGCATCAACTCTGAACGTCTATCGAAGGTGCTTGAGCCGGTGTTGCGCGAAGGCGACGAGGCGAAAATCGCGGCTGCAGTGCGCATTCTTGCCAACGATACAACGGCAAGTGAGCGCGCCGCAGGGCGCAACCTTGGACGCAACGGGAAACCGATCAACTACGCTCGCCGTATGCGCGAATCTGATATTCTTGCGCAACCCAATGAGTCGGTGGCAGAAGGCGCAAGGGAAGTTGCCAAGGACCGAGATGCAACACAGGGCCAGTTCCTTACGGATCTGGCGCAGGAGAACGCACAGCGCGAACGCTCCGTGGCCTCACAGCGCGAACTCATTGGTCTACAAGGCGAAGCCCTTCTTCAGAAGCAAAAGGAACAGGCGATTGCCGAAGCCATTGCCAAGAAGGAAGAGGAACTTGTAAAACTTAACGAAGCCCGTCTGAAGTCTGGCAAGGCTGCAATTCAGACGACGCTGACCGACGCACAGAAGACTGACATTGGGCGAACTGTTGGTGAGGGCTTCGACCTTCAGCGCAACACCGTTGTCCAGACAGACCTACAAACCAAGGTCAACGAATTGCTGGCGCTGCGTGACAGCATCCAAGCGCAGATCCAGAGCGAACTGGAACGCGGCAACACCGGCACAGCCAAGAACCTTGAAGCGCAACTGGGCGACATCAATGGTCGGCTGCGCACGTCAGCACAGGAACTGCTGGACTACCAGATTGCGAATGCTGAAGCGCTAGGGCTGTCTGCCGAAGCCATCGACACGCTGAAGATGAAGCAGGATGCGCTGAACGAATCCACGCGCCAGTGGGTCAGCATCCTCGGCATCGGTGGCGAGCAGATTGCGAATACGTTCACCAATCTTGCGGTAACGGCCCTCGACCAGTTCGCACAATCTGTCGCCAACGGCGAAAACGTGTTCAAGTCGATGTGGACGGCTTTCCGCCAGTTTGCTGCCGACTTCCTGTTGCAGATGGCGAAGATGATCCAGCAACAGATCATCTTCAATCTGGTTAGAGGTTTGCTGTCGAGCATCGGAGGTATTTTCGGTGGATCAGCAGCAGGTGCAGCAACGAACAGCCTCGGTGGCGGCTTCTCCAACTTCGATCTAGGCAGCCTTCAGTTCCACAAGGGCGGCGTGGTTGGCGGCGGTGGCGGCGAGTTCCGTTCGATCAACCCCAGCGTCTTCGCCAACGCCAACCGCTACCACTCTGGCGGCATCGCTGGCCTGAAGCCCGGTGAAGTCCCCAGCATCCTGATGCGCGGAGAGGAAGTGCTGACGCGCGACGACCCACGCCACATGCTCAACAGTGGTGGCGGGGGCGGCGGCAACGTGAAGATCGTTAACACCTTCGACGCCGAAGACTTCTTCAGCAAGGGTGCCAACACCAAGGCCGGGGAAAAGGCGATCATGAATCTGGTTCGCTCCAACCCCCGCGCCTTCAAGCAAGCGATGGGTGGTGCTTGATGGTCGAAACTTTCCCCTTCAAGCCGAACTGGTCCGAAGCGCCCGAAGTCACGCTGTCCTATAAAACAGACATCTTCACGTCGCGCTCTGGGCTTGAACAGCGTCGCGCGCTACGCAGCACCCCGCGTCGGCGTGTCGATTACACCAGTCTCGCCCACCAGAGCGACATGGTGGCGTTCAACCGGCTGATGGCAACCAAGCAGAACGTCGACTTCCTGTTCCCCGACTGGATGCGCGTTGCACGGACTCATGGTGTCACCAGCGGCGCGACCCACCTGTCACTGCGCAGTCTTGCTCCTGACTGGGTGGTTGCAGGGCGTCAGGTGTTCCTGTGTGACGGCGACACGCTGACGCTGGTTACCATTGCGTCGGTGAGCGCCTACACGGTTGAACTGACAACCCCTGTTGCGCAGAACTACAGCGCCGGGGCATCGCTGCGTCCGGTGTATGCGGGGCAACTTGCCACGGTCACCTCGACGCTGAACACCAGCAACACCGTATCCGTGGCGGTCAGTTACGATGTGACTCCCGGCACGGTGGCGAACAGCACCAACGCTTTCTTCCCCTTCGTGGTGGACGGCAAAGAGGTCTTCGCGTTTCCGTGGAACTGGGGCGACGCCGTTACTGCCGAGTTCTCATGGGCGGTGGAGAACGTGGACTTTGACCGGGGTGTCATTGTCACGCATCGGCCCGTTGACTTCGGCAAGGTCGGCCAGTCTGCCACGGTGGTACGCCACGGTGCGGAGCAGATCGACTACATGCAGCGCTTTATCGAGCGCCAGAAGGGTCAGCGCGGCCAGTTCTGGATGCCGAGCGGCACCGAAGACATGGTGGTCGCCTCTGACATTGCCAATGGAACGTCGTCCTTCACCGTGACAGGCACCGAAGTTGCCAACAGCTTCGGACTCAGCGAGGTCTATAAAGGTGTTGCGTTCTATCTGCGTGACGGGCGCAAGGTCTATCGCAAGATCAACAGCATCATCGCATCGGGCGGCAATTCAGTTGTGTCGCTGTCGGCTGCGTTCACCTTCGCCATCCCGTCCAGTTTGATTGCAAAGATCAGTTGGATGCGACCGGCGCGCTTTGCCAGCGATGAAGTGACGCTCGAATATCTGTCAGACAGCGTTGTGCAGTGGAAGTCTACCACCACCACTGTTACATACGGTTCAGACGAACAGGATTACGTGGCTCTCGACGGCGCAGGAGATTGGGTCATGGATAACTGGGGCGAGATGTCAGAAGCGACCATGGATGCGATTGACTACATGACGAACATCGCGCTGCCGTTTGGTGACGTTGCTACGCTGGGACTCGATGCGTTCGACGATTTTGTGAACAATGAGATGTGGGGAGCCTTGGGATGAGTTTTGAGTCTTACGAAGAGTCGATCTACCACGGTGAGCCGATTGACCTTTACACGTTCGTCTATGGATCTGGCGCAAACGAGCGTCACTATTTCGTAGACTGTGAAGGTGCTGTCACCGTGGCAGGCATCACCTATACTCCGGTTGCGATCAGGCGCGGCGCGATCAACTCGTCTGGCACCCTCGACAAGTCGTCGCTGAACATCGAAGTCGATGCGCTGTCGCCCATTGCCGAACTGTTCCGCGTCTATCCGCCAACGCAGCCGGTCACACTGGTCATGCAGCACGGCCACGTTGGCGACCCCGACGAGGATTTCAAGGTCGTCTGGACTGGTCGTGTTCTGGGCTGCGGGTGGGAGGAAAGCATCGCCACCTTGAACTGTGAGCCGGTGTCCACGTCGATGCTGCGCACCGGGCTTCGCCGCCACTGGCAGTACGGTTGCCCACATGCTCTGTACATGGGCGACGAGAAGGGCGGTTGTCGTGCTGACAAGGACGCGGCGACGCAGACCACCACGGTTTCTGCTGTGACCGGTTCCATCGTTACGCTGCCGGTGGGCTGGAACGGAACACGCGACAAGGCCAAGTTCGTCAATGGACTGGTCGAATGGGACAACGGTTCAGGTTCGTTTGAGCGTCGCGCGATCCTGAAGGTGAACACCGCCGCAAACGTCATCACGATTGGTGGTCCCATCGTCGGCATGGCAGCAGGTAACGGACTGCGCGTGATACTGGGGTGCAACCACCAGATGACCGACTGTGACGATCTGCACCACAGCATCAACGACTTTGGCGGGCAGCCGTGGATTCCTACGAAGAACCCGTTCGGGAACACCCAGAACTACTACTGATGGCGATTCGCTGACGCTGCGACTGATGCTTCCATTGTCAACCAAATAGTGATAGGGAACCCTAATGGTTGCAGGTTGGCTCATAGCACTGGCGATTTCGGTTGCGGTATCCATCGCTTCCTACCTCATCATGCCCAAGCCAAAGGCACCGAAGCCAGAGGCAGCCAAGGAACTTGAGAACCCGTCAGCGGAAGCGGGTATTCCGGTCAAGGTGGTGTTCGGTTCAAAGATCATCAAAGACCCCAACGTCCTCTGGTACGGCGACAAGTCCATCCGCACCTACAAGGTGAAGGCTTGATGCGTATCACGATCACCGACATTCGCAACGCCGGTCACTGTGTCGCTGGTGCGCGCACATGGTTTGGCGAGTACGACCTCGACTTCCGCGACTTCCTGAAGAACGGCATTGACGCTGATGTGTTGCTGGCAACCGGCGACGCGATGGCAGTTCAAGTCGTCGAACGCAAAATAGAGCGAGAGCACTCCGATGGGTAAGAAGGGTGGCGGCGAAATTGAGGTCAACGAGTACCTCATGTCAATGCACGTTGGGCTGTGCAGCGAAATTGACGAACTGACTTCCATCTACGTCGGTGAAAAGCAGGCGTGGGCTGGCAATCAGGCCGACCCCGCTGCACTGGCAATCAGCAAGCCGTCGCTGTTCGGCGGCGAAAAGAAGGAAGGCGGTGTCCGTGGCACCGTTCTTTATCTCCCCGGTCGTCCAGATCAGGTGTTGCCCGACGCTATGGCGCAGAAGTTCGGTCGTGCGTCTGGTGCCGACTGCCCCGGCTTCCGTGGAGTCGCGTCGCTGTTCTTCACGGGTGGCAGTTATAGCGGCCCGTTTGCAGGCGGGCTTGGTGGGATCAGCGGCGCTAAGATGAGCGGCTTCTTTCCCGGTTACAGCACATCTGGTTTCCACTGGGTCAGCAACAACCCGTACATGAAGGATGTCTGGGTCGGGGTGAAGCGTGCGCCCAAAGGACTCAGCCCAAACACCGCACTGATTCCGCGCCTCGGCAGTAGCGGTCTTGTGCAGTTCACTCCCGGTGCAACCCTAGAACTAAAGTGGTGGCAGAGTACCTACAACCAAGGCACCAGCGCCGACGACCAAGCGCGCATGGGCGTACAGTATGTCTACGAGCACGGGATAACGCTTGACCCCGATGACGCTGGTTCCACTGACATAATTTGGGCACCACTGCTTGCCACTGCCCCAATGGTATGGACCGAGCGCACGTTCACGTCCATCGTCCCGACCGGCACCTACGCTATCCGTGTCTACATGGAAATGCAGAAGATGACCGGCAGTTACAACGACGGTTACATCGACGACATCACGATGACCATCGACGGTTTGGCGCAGCCGCTCACCAATCCCGGCAACGAGACTCACAACGGTTCGGGCTGGACGGAAGAAGTCGGCGGCTTGGGGGTGCGTTTCAGCAACCCTTTGCCTCACAGTGGCACCGCGTACTTCACAGGTTCCAGCAACACACTGACTCGCGCCTACCAGTCGTTCACTCAACTTTCGACCGGTCCTGATGCGAACCCGGCACACATCATCTACGAGTGCCTGACGAACACCGACTGGGGAATGGGTGCCGCTTCGACGATCATCGACACCGCCTCCTTCGAGAGCGCTGCCGTGACGCTGTTGTTCGAGCGCTTCGGCTTGTCGCTGATGTGGACGAACCAGACCACCATCGAAGCGTTTGTCAGCGAAATCCTCGACCACATTCAGGCGATGGTGTTCGTCAATCCCCGCACCGGACTCCTCACGCTGAAACTCATTCGCGGGGATTACGACCTAACCACGTTGCGCGAAATCACGCCAGACGACGCCAAGATGCCGAAGTTCCAGCGGATCGCGTGGGGCGAAATCACCAACGAAATCGTCGTCACTTGGACCAACCCTGAGAATGAACAGGAAGAAACGGTTCAGATTCAGGACAACGCGGCGATTGCGGCGCAGGGTGGCATCGTTTCGGACAGCCGCAACTACTACGGCATCCGCAGTTCCGCTCTCGCGATGGCGGTGGCAGCACGGGATCTGCGCACTTCGTCAACCCCGCTTGCCAGTTGCGAGGTTGAACTCGACCGTCGCGCGTGGGACGTTCTACCCGGCGACGTGATTAAGGTGACGTGGCCCGAGTATGGTTTGAGCGGCGTTCCGATGCGCGTGGGACCGGTTGACTATGGCAGGCCGGGTGACCCGAAGATCAGCGTCAGTCTGATCGAAGACATCTTCGCCTACGCCACCACGGATTACAACACGCCGCCGACGACAGAGTGGCAGGACGATGACGTTGTTCCGCATCCGATGGACAACAGCAAGATCATCACCGTCCCTTCGTTCTTCGCGGCGAACTACCTGCCGACCGTGGGTACGGGTCTGGCCGACATTCAGTATCCTGAAGTGGTTGCTGGGGTGCTGGCCTCATCGACCAATGCTGTCGCCTACGACATTTACGGCCAGCGGGTTGCGGTGGACGGCACAGCCTATGACTCTTCGATCACCACCAACACCGTAGCGGGTCGCGCGCTGCTGTCCACGGCGCTGCTGCGTGACGCCACGACCACGTTTGTAGGCTTCAGTGACTTCACCGGACAGGTTGGACCGGCGCAGAATGTGTTCGCCTTCATCGGTGGTGACGAACTGGGTGACGCTGAGTGTGAGATTGCGCTGATCGCGGAAGCGACCGGCAACAGTTACACGCTGAAGCGGGGTATCCTCGACACTGTGCCGCGCGCATGGCCTGTCGGGACGCCCGTCTACTTCATCGACGTGAGTACCAAAGTCAGCGACCTGTTGATCCGGTCTGACGCTGAGTCAGTGACATACAAGTTGCTGTCGCGCACCATCGGCGGGATTCTGTCTGTTGAAGCCGCACCGGACCTCACGTCTACGCTGAACGGTCGTCCGCATTACCCGTTGCGCCCTGCCAATGTGAAGGTTGACGGCGAAACGTTCACCTCGATTGACATTGCAGGATTGGACCCCGTGCCGGTGACGTGGTCGAACCGCAACCGGGCTATGGAAAACAGCCAAGTCGTCTACTGGGACGAAGCGACTGTGACGCCGGAAACCGGGCAGACGACGAAGATCCGGTTGCTCACCAGCACCGGCACCCTGATTACGACGTTCACAGGTCTCACCGGCACCAGTTACGATATTCCTGCGTCATCTTTCGCAGGCAACACGAACTGTTTCATCCGCGTCAGTTCGGAACGCGATGGCCTTGAATCGCTGCAATACACCGACATCAACGTCTACTCGGACGGTAGCGGTGGTACAGGCGAGACGGGTGGCACAGGTGCTGGTAGCGGCGGTACGGGAGACTTCCCACGCACTGCAACATGGTCGGACTTCGTAACGGTCAGCACGACCACCTACTCCATGATCGGCAGCGTCACCACGTTGTCGCTCTACGCAGGCGACACTGTTACAGCCAACGCCGATCTGACTTACGAAGTAATCGGAACAGGCAGCCGCACCTTGTCGGCCAAGTGGCAGTACGCCGTAGCAGGTTCTGGAATCTGGTATGACTTCGACGCAGCAGTGACAGGGTCGCTTGCAGCGAACATCCCGGCCAAGGACATCTTTGACGTTGGTGCCCTGTCATTTGAGCAGGAACTGATTGCGATACCGTCCAACGACTACGACATTCGCTTGGTCGCCATCGTCAGCGCAGGCGGCGTCTACCTCGACATTTACGGCACCGCGTCGGTTGTTGCCGCTGGTGGTATTGCACCTTAACTGTCAGGCGAGGTTAGTTTGACCTGACGCCTGCACTGTGTTAGGGATCACCTAAATGGTGAACCTACACGGTTACGGGTGAATCTATGTCGCTGTTCTCGAAGATCCTGACAATTCAAGAGATGGCGCTCTGCCTCGTTCGCAAGTGGTGGCGTCCGCTGACTCAGATCAGCATTGCAGCGGCATTGTTCGTTAACGGCGTCATCATTCCCCTGTGGACGTGGACGGTCCCCAACATGGCGGAACTTGCAGCATACGTTGCAGCGGCCACGGCGGCATTCGGTGTCCGTGCCTACGAAAAGGTGAAGGACGTAGCATGAGCCTCGGTGACCCACGCCCATTCTTCCAACGGTTGCGCGTTGGTCACATGCTCGGGCCAGACCTGACTCGCGCCGAAGTGGACGGCTGCAACGCGCTACTGGATGCTTTTGCTGCTGCCAAGTGGCCCTTGGCTTTTGCCGCATACGGCCTCGCAACAGCGTATCACGAAACCGGCCACACGATGCAGCCGGTAAAAGAGTTCGGTGGACCCAAGTATTTTGCGAAGTATGACACTGGCAGGCTGGCTGCTGATTTGGGTAACACCCCTGCTGCTGACGGTGACGGCATCGCCCTCGCAGGTCGCGGCTATGTCCAGATCACCGGCTTCACCAACTACAAGCGCGCCTCCGACGAACTTGGCGTGAACTTCATCAAGACGCCCGACCTCGCGCTGAACCCCAAGTACGCCGCCGACATCATGGTGCGCGGTTGCAGCGAAGGATGGTTCACCGGCAAGGCGTTCCGCAACTACCTGCCGAAGAACGGCCCCGCCGTTGCTGCGCAGTTCCGCGAGTGTCGGCGGGTCATCAATGGCATGGATCGCGCCGACCTCATCGCCGGTTATGCTGTCGAGTTCCAGAAGGCGCTTCAGGCAGGGATTTGGCAGTGATCGAACGTCTCCTGACTGCCAAGTGGGTGATTGGCACCTATGCGTTTGGTGCAGCGACAATCGGCCTCGGCGTCGGATGCTTCATCCTTAACGGACAGAACCTGACGCTGCGTACCGAAATCCAGACTGTGCGTATCGACCTCGCCCAAGCCAAGGCGAACAACGTCGTTCTGGAATCTGCCATCGACGACCAGAATGCTTCACTGGAAGCCCTCGCCGCAGAATCACAGCGACGCCTCGACGCTGCCAATGTGAAACTGGCAGCCGCGCAGAAGGCTCGCAAGGTCGCAGAGGGTAGGGTGACTATCCTTCTCGACAAACCCATCCCCGGTTCGACACTTGAGGAACGCATCCTCGCCGTGGATGCAATGGTGCTGGAGTCCCTGCGATGAGGTTCACCCCGCTGCTGCTTCTCCTGCCACTCGCTGCCTGTGCAGGCCGACCAGAGCCTATCGTTCGCACCGTTACCGTGAAGGTGCCCATCGCGCTTGAGTGCGTCCCCGTCTCCCTTTCCGATGCGCCCGAGTATCCCGACACCGACGAAGCCTTGCTGGCCGTGGTGGACGCCGCAGAGCGCTACCGCCTCCTGTTTGCTGGTCGCGTGTTGCGTGATGCGCGTCTCGGGGAAGTCGAGCCGGTGCTACAAATTTGCCGAAACCATGAGGTTGCCAAGTGAGCGAAGACGTAATCGACATTGCTCGTAAAGCACTGGAATTGGCAAGAGATGTGGAGCGTCGCGTAGACGGCCACGAAGACATTTGCGCCATCCGCTACCGCCAATTGGAAGGTAGCATCGGTGACGTGAAGAAAATCATAACGTGGGCTGGCACCACGGGCTTCGGCATCATCATGGCGGCACTGGCGTTCTTCATCAACGGCCAGTTCGACGCCAACAAAGAGATGCAGAAGACCATACAGAATCTGCAACAGCAACAATCGAGTCAGAATGAGCGACACGAATGATCTTGATTCGCTTCGCCCGTGGGCGACCCCTCGACAGATAGAATACATTGACGGCCTGATTGCCACCGGGAGCCACCGCGCTCTCGCCAAGATGTTGGGCGTGTCACGCGGCAGCATTTCCGGGTCGCTGAAGTCTTTGCGCAAACGTGCTGCTGCGCAGGGGTTTTCGCCGGAACACAATTTCACACAACCTGTTCCTGACGGCTTCAAACTCAAGCGCCACTCCCAGTATTACGACGCTGAGGGTAAGCCGCGTGGTAAGTGGGTCATCGCGACAGCAGACGAACAGCGCCAGAAGGAACTGTTCGACGGTGTTGTTGCTGCCATGTGTGACGACATTCCCCGCATGTCGCCAGTTGTCGCACCGCAGCAGGGTAACGACAAACTCTGCAACCTGTTCACCATCACCGACTACCACGTCGGAATGTTGGCATGGGGTGAAGAAACTGGTGCTGACTGGGATCTGGAAATAGCCGAAGCAACACTGGTCGCGGCATTCTCACACCTGATCGCCAATTCCCCCAAAGCCAAAGTGGCTGTGATTAACCAGCTTGGTGATTTCTTGCATTTTGATTCATTCGAAGCTGTTACACCGATGCACAAGCACTTGCTCGACGCTGATAGCCGTTTCCCCAAGGTGGTGGCTGTAGCCATCAGGTTACTACGTAGAGTGATCGACATGGCGCTCGCAAGCCACGCAGAAGTCAAGTTGTTGATTTGTCAAGGCAATCATGATCTATCATCATCAGTGTGGTTGCAGGCAATGTTCACGGCACTATACGAAAACGACCCGCGCATCTCTGTAGATCAGACTGTGTTGCCATATTACGTTCACCAGCACGGCAAGGTGATGCTTGGCTTCCACCACGGCCACATGAAGAAGAACGAAGGGTTACCGCTTCACTTCGCTGCCAGTTACCCAGTGATCTGGGGAACCACAGCCAAGCGGTACGTCCACGTTGGGCATAGACATCACGTCGAAGAGAAGGAACACGCAGGTGTAAAAGTTGTGCAGCATAGCACCCTTGCCGCCAAGGACGCTTACGCAGCCCGAGGGGGGTGGTCAAGCGAACGTCAGATGTTGTCGATCACCTATCACTCTGAATTTGGAGAAGTGGCTAGGGCTACTGTTACCCCTGAGATGCTTTGCGTTTGATCCAACTTAACCGAACACTTTCTGAACGCTTTTGTCGGGTTTCGTCACTAATGTTTCTGGCAGATTCGGCACGCCTTGCTCGTAGATTCGGACACTGATTGGTCAATTTCGCAGTTTCAGAACGTTTACGTCGCGTCTCATCTGAAATGTTGCGGGCACGGTCTGACAATTTTGCACGAGTTTCTGCGCTGGGTGGAGCGCGACCTAAAGCAGCAAGACGCATGTTTTCCTTGTGCTGCTCGGGCAAAGGCTTTCCTATCCGACTGAGCGATTGGAGGAAGCGCGTGTATTCCGAGACATATCTACCTTTCATTTTTTCCGACATGTGGCGTCGCAACTCGGCAGATTTTGGCGGCATCTTCAAACCCAGTGTTGTGCCGCCCACCGTGGCAGTATTGTATACTCCGCCCATGTCACTCAGGAGAGCAATCCATTGTGTCTCCATCTGTAACATTTCGCACTGAGTTTCACACTCATCAATTACGGTAAACGTAAAAACGTCTTCCCCATGCTTTATCCATGACCGTTGAAGATGTTTGCAATGATGCACTCCGTTGCGTAGTTGCCATCTATGCGTGGTCCACCTGCTGCGCACTTTCGCACTAGAGCCGACATAGGTTACGCCGGTCCTTGTGTTTTTAATCGTGTAAATCACGAATTTATTGATACCCGCAACCATAAGTTGACGAGTAGCAAAATATCAACCACTATGCAACTTCACGCATTATCGTCCCCCTGAACACCGGGCCTACGCCGTATGACCGCAACCCACACCGACGAAGAATGGTACACGCTCGACACGCTGACGTTCCTCGACTGGGATTCGTTCAACCCGCACAACTATACCTGCCAAGTCACGATGAAGATTGTCGAGGGGTTGACCTCGACCGGCGACACCGTGGAGGTAGTATATTACGCTACGGGAGATTACGAGGACCGCTGGGTCGATGTTACTGGTACGATGCGTGACATCATCTATTGGCGTCCGTGTCGAGACCGTTGACTGCCAGTTCGATCACCCGCTGGCAAAAGCCGACCTCGACGCCTGTCCACTGACCTTTTTCGACCATGTCTCGCATCGACGCCGTAAACATACACAACGCTTCCTGTTTCGATGCGAGACAACCTACGACCAGTTCTGCGCGGGTGCGTCCCGTGATGCAGTCTTCAGCCCAGTTTCCGGTCGCTGCGTCGGACCAGAAGTCCTTGCCGACGATGACGTGCTCTTTACGCAGCGCCACAACATTCATACGTGCCCCCTACCACCCTGTTGATACATTGAATTGCACCTGTGCGGGTTACTGATTGATTAACCGAAAAGCGCGTCGAAGTTTGAGTCAGAAACGGCCCGTGGCGGGGCATTTGTCACCCTTCGGATAGGGTAATATGCAGTAGGCCCAACGTGGTCGCGCTGCCACACCACCCAGATGACATCCATGAGCGGGCTACTGCCGCGTTCCTTTTCCAAGAACGATGGTCGCCATGTCAGTGGTAAGATCCGTGCGGGCGGATGTGTTTCAAAGAGACTGCGCCGCTTGGCCGCGTGCCAATACTGCGACTTCAGTAGCATGGCGACCACTGGTGCCTGCTTCATGCTATGAGCGATAAATTTATCTGCTATGTTGAATGGCGGGTTCGTGATTACCGCATCATAGCCCAAATCCGAAAAGTCGGTTTCCAGATAATCGACACCGCCATCGCCATAGCCCGAATCTTCGCGCAGATCGCATCCGTAGACATCGTAGCCACATTCTACCAGTGCCTTCGCCATTGCCCCATCACCGCAAGCTGGCTCTAACACAAGAGACCTCTCGGGCAACATGTCGATGATGTGCGGCAGCAAACTGTATGTCACATCTGGCGGTGTCGGGTAGAAGTCAGCAGGCTTACGCTCCCACTTCTGCATTGCACCGACAATGGCGCTGGAAAGATGGCCAAGGGGCGCAGCGGTGGTAGGCTCAGTCACTCAAACATACTCCCGAAATCAACAGATTCATCCAGCGTAATCGTGCCGACCACTGTGTCAGTGCGAACTAGGCTGTCTTGCGGACCTTCGCCGTCACCCAGATCAACGACACCACGGAACACTGTATCCCCAACCTTGGCAGACTGCGCATAACGCCGTTCCAGATCACGACTGCGACGCTCATCCTCGATCAGCGCAGCACGCAACGCAGCGACCGGGTCATCCGACACCTTGCCATCGTGCGTCAGCCGCTTCGGCTCGTAGTGATACACCGATGCCTGCCAGCCTTGGTCGTCGCGAAACAACTGAATGTGGCCGTAGTGCATCCGCGTCGAACGCAGCAGATCGTCGATGGAGTCAGTCACAGGTTCACCGTTTTCCAGCGCTGCTTGCCGTGGCGCATCTGGACGACCACAGGGCCATCCTGACCGTACATGTTGGCGTAGTGTGCCGTTTCACGCGCAACGCTGTCACGGTCGTATCCAGACACGCCAGCGACAGGTTGACCGGCTTCAACGATGCGACCGTAGTAGAGCGTGTCACTCATCTGGCGTCTCCCAGCGAAACTCCACACCGCCACTGCGCTTCTCGAAATGCACACCCGCTGGTCCACACCGCGAAAACATGGTGAGGAACCGGTCGCGGATCGTCGCTTTGCGCTCGCTCTCGCACGTCGGGTAGAACGGTTCACCGGTTACGCTGTTGACCATTGCTGGTCTACGAGTGCAGCGGTGGTCGAACGTGTGCTTGGTGCAGTCCTTGCACAGTGGCGGTGTGGCGGTCATTCGAACATGAGTCCGATTGCGCAGGCCATTCCGTCGTACATGGCGCGCTCGGCTGCAAGATCGTCGCGGTTCTTTTTGCGGTCGCGGATCAGTTGCTTGAACACCTTACCATCGTAGCCGAGGCTCTTCAGTTCCGTGACGACATCCTTCTGGTCGTCAGCGATACCCTTCTTCTCTTCGTCGAGTCGCTCGTAACGCTCTACGAATTGAACAAGGCGGGCATCGGTTGCTGAAACATTATCACCAGCGCCGCGCGTGTCCTCAACGTCGTCTTCATCGTCAAACATAAACAGTCTCCCTAATTAACCGTGGGTTGTCCCGCAGCGTCCATCATCTCAGTAGCAACATCCAAGCAACCACTCATCGACAGCGCCAACTGCGGGACCGTATTCGTTGCGACGGACCATTCGCCCAGTGTCGCAAGGAACATGCCGACTGCGCTACCCAGCCCATGTGCTTCGAGAATATCCTCGAAAACACCTTGCACGATTTCGTGCCATTCTGCTTCGGTGGGCGGGGTGTCGTCGTCAACTTGTTCCATGCGAATCACCGTAAGGTTGAATCAGTTTTTAGTCAACCGGCTTCTGTGCGTCCACGATTTCACACGCATTCCCGACACAGGCAAACTCGCGCGTCCCTGTTACGGTGTCGATGCCCTTCTCGTAGAACGACAGATCGCCCCAGTCGATGTCCGCAGGCATGGCAGCCAGCATCGTGTCGTACTGTTCCTTGGTGATCGTCTCATAGGGCATCTGCGTGTAGGTGCTGTCACCTTCGAAGTGCGGCAGGAACGACAGCCCCACCATGTCGTCAAAGTGGTCGAACACCCAACCACCGACACTCGGCCACTCGTTTTCCTTGACGCTGATAGTGCAGGACATGTTGTGTTCTGCCCAATGCTGGTTGTACGTTTTGACCAGTTCCAGATGCTCGATGGCCGTAACACCGTCGCGGGTGACGGTGCCTGCACCCAACTTCACGGGGAAACTGAACACGGTCATTTGCTGAGGCTTGGCGGCGTGTGGTTCGTTGGGGATTCCGGCATCCGACATGAACGCGGTAATCGGGTCTGACGAATCGCCAGTGACGCGACGAATGTAGTATTCAGCGTGTCCTTGGTGGATACCACTTGGGCAATTCACCAATTGACTGACGGTTCCGCTGGGTTTCCCGCAAGTGGTAGCAGCAGACGGGTTGATGTTCAGATCGTAGGCAGTAAGACGGTTGGTCTTTACTACCGTTGACTTCATCTTCTCAAGCGCGCTTCCGAGTTTACTGAGTCCGTTGTCTCCGCGCATGAACGCATTGTCATAGATGCCGGTCCACGAAACACCGAGAAGGCGTTCGTCTTCTGCGTTCTTCGTCCACTCCGGTTCAACGAAGTTGTAGCGCGTCAAGGTGGACTGCCACGTTCCGAGGATGGCAGCGAGACGCGCCTTTTCCTTAAGTTCCGAAACGCTGTCCGTGTCGCGAACGATGCCTTCGGTAAGGTTGCACAGACCACGGGGGCGAAGGAGGATTTCGCCGCACGGGTTCAAACCGAAGTTGAAACGATGATCGCGGCGACCGAGTTTCAGGATCTTGTGAACCGCACCGTCACGATTGAAGATGCCGCGTTCGCCTGAACGACTGCGGTACAGCGACGACCATTCGTCCATGAACTGTCCGACTTCGGGCTTCTCGGTATAGGCTACGCTGTTGTTCGCTAGTGCCAGATGCGGCTTGTCCGACCACCAGCTTCCTGACTTCGCATCGCGCATCCGCTGATCGGAGAGGTTTGACAGACTGATGAGTGCAGAACGACGCACACCTCCGACGACGACGATTTCACCCGTCTTGCAGACCAGTTCATGCACTTCGAGGCTGTTGAGGCGACGACCCGCTGCATGGCGAAACATGCGGATGGTAAACTCAAACAGGTCGCGCAGCGGATCAGGACCGGAGGCGCGACCCCCGAACACCTTCAACCGTTCACCTGCTGGTCGAACCTGCGAGTAGTCGATAGTAGGAAGGCGACCGGCGTAAAGATGATTGATGAGTTGTTCAAACGCATCGGCCCAACCCATCTTCGAGTCACCAACGACGATTTCATAGGCGACCTTGCTGAAGTCAGCAGGCACTTCTGGCAGATTGGCGATTTCTTGCCGTTCGCAGGAGAAGCCGACGCCGGTTCCGCATAGCAGCACGTAGAGCGCTTCAGCGAAAGCGCGAGGGCGGTCGATAGGGAGATATGAACAGTTGAATCCTGCAATGTTCTCGCGCTTCAACGCTTCACCAGCAGTCATCAAGGCACGCATTGATGGCATGATTGCAAGATTTAGAACAGCGTCTTCCAGTTCGGAACGCAGACTCTGCGTGACGGTGTAGCCGTTATGCTCGGCCAGTTCTGCTTCGAAGAAGTCGAAATAGCGACCAACTGTTTCATGCCAGTGTTCGCGGCGTCCGAGGTCGTCGCGGAAGCGCGCGTACCTGCTTTTCGCGATGTAGTTTTGATAATCGGTCGGAAGAGACACAGACATAGATACTCCCTGCTTCGGTGGTCGTTGGTACAATATGTAGTGGAACAGTCACGAATATAGTGAAACGCCGCTCAAAGCAACATCTCTGGCCGAATTACCGTAGACCCTTTGGGGGTGCGACCGTAACCCATGGCCTGTAGTTCCATGGCTTTGTCGATCATGCGATACAGGTCACGCAGCGACCCGGTGTTGTGGATCAGGAAGTCGGGGTTCAACCGGTCCACGCGCTCGGAATCGTGGACGCCGCGCATGATGCCGAAGGTCTGGTAGAGCCACTTGCCGACGCCACCCTTGAACGCAGCAGGACCGGCACCGGGTCGCACGATCATGATCGTCAGGCCGTTGCGTCGCCGGATACCATCTTCCTCGTTGGGGAAGCGAACGGAGTCGTTCATGGCAAGACCACTGGGTATCCGCGACGCACGCGCTTCCCAGCAACGCTGCCACAAGTCGGGGTGGATCTGGTTGCGCCCCCACTCGGTTCCGAGGGTGATCTGCGCATGGCGAGACGTGACTCCCAGTTCGGGGATGACTTCCTCCTTCAGCGGACCTTCGAGGTATGCCCAAACGTCATTTCGGTTGTAACCAAAATCGGAGAGAAGGGAGTCAAGCATCTTACGCAACGGATCTGCGATGTGCAGTCGCGTGTAGCCGTATTCTGATTGCAGGTATTCTGCGGCGGTGGTTTTACCTGACTTGGCGAAACCTGATAATCCGATTGCTGTCATTTCTTATTCCAATCGCGGGCTTCGATGGCATTGGCGATGTCATCATGGTGCAAGGTTTCGGGCTGACTGTTCAACCAATCCACGATCCTCACCCGCTCTGCATCAGCACCTGCCTGCATCGCCATTGCAAGGGCGGTGTCGTTCGCTTGGCGCGCCTCGGCAAGTTCGGCTTGCAGGGTGGTGATGGCGGTGGCTGCTTCAATCATGGCAAGCCGAACGACTGAGCGTAATTGCTCACGCATGGCATAGCCCGACAACTGATCTACCAACTCGCTGTAGTCACTCTGCATGTCTGGCTCCTAGGGCTTGGCGGGTCACGCTGTCGCCCCACGCATCATTCTCAACATCGACGGTCAAATCGAACGCCGCGTCATCGGATAGGCAATCGCGGGCGCACTGGTACCCATTACGCCAAGCCGCCTCCACCACATCACCGCTCGGCTCAAGTGCGGCGGCTGCGCGGGTGTTCCATGCGGTGATAGCTTCGGGCATACCAGAACGCTCTGCCCATCCGTTTGGACCTTGGGGATCGCTTACCCTGACCATTGCCGGGCAGTCTTTGCAGCGAATCACATTTATGCCGCAGTACCCGAAACGCTCATCTCGGCTTTCTCGCGCTTCAATTGCTTCACCGCCACAAAACGGGCAAGGCTTCAGCTTATCAATCATCGCTTGCGTCCTTTGCTTTGAGTGAGGCGCGTTCGATCCGATCGATCCTCGGCTTCATTCTCCGCGTCGATGCGGCTCCAGCCCTTCATGCGGAGGCCATGGATGATGCTTTCGCGCAACGTCACATGCCCCGGCTGCGCTGCTTCGATGCGGGCGATTAGGTCACTGGTCATGGTTGGGGCTTTCGGGTTTGTAGGCGATGATGTGCTGAAAATCGTAACGATAGCGATGATCCCAAAAGTTTCCCGGCGTCACCCAAAACCGGGCTTTTTGTCCTGACTTCGCATGACCATCTCTGAACAAAACACTAGGCATGCTGTCGAGAGACACCGGACACCGCTTGCCATCATGCTCAATCCACCCATCGGCGATCATTTCAGGTGTCAGTGACATTGCGGGCCTCCAATGTGGCGGTGATGTCCTTGCGCATGCGACCAGTTGATGAGAATCCACGCTCTTCCAACTCAAAGTCCAATGCGCCCAAAGCCGCCTCCAACTCCGCAATCCGCGCCTTGTCCTGCGCCATCGCAGCGGTGATGACGGGCATAACGCGCTTGGCGATGTTGAGTGGCGCCCATTCGAGACGCTTGTCGCCCTCGTCAAAATCAAGTTCGATTATGAGGCCTTCGGTGACAGCGACTTCAATCAGGTTCAGCGTGTCGGTCATGGCTGTTGCTCCAGTATGGCGCGGACTTGTTGGCCGAGGGGTGTGAGCCTGACGCGGGTGTCACTTGCTCCAAGTTCAATCAGGCCTTTACCATAGAGGGCGTTCAACGTGCCCACTCGCAGGACTAGGCAATATTGATCGGGATTGCCCCATACGTCATGCGACCTTGGTTGAGTTACAAGTGCTTCACGCTGCGCCTCTGTCAGCCCTTTCGCGATCTGCTCTGGCGTCATGGCTTGTCTCCCGTAGCGAGGGCGATGGCGGCAAGGGCGCGGTCGTAAGCGTCACCATGCACGTTGCCAGTCATCCACCCGTCACTGCCTTTGTGTTCAAGCTCCGATATGAGAGCTTCCAACGCCTCAAGCATCGCACGCTCTCTGTCTGTCAGGTTGCTCATTGGGGTGTGTCCTGTGGGAGGTGTTCGCCGCGCTCGATTGCGTTGGTTGCATTACGCGCGAACCATGCTGCCGTACCTAACTCGCCCATTGATCGACCTGTGATATTGCCAGCCTTCGTCCGGTTGACCCACAAGTTCATGTTTTCCACAATGGTATCTGGATCTTGCAGCCAAGCCACGATTGCCGCACGTTCGGCTTGCACAGCGTCGAGGATGGCAGAGGCAGGGTAGAGCGGGGTTTCGGTCCAGTCTTTTGGTTCATCACCTGTGCGGACGAATGACGGGTGCAGTTCCTCCTCGCCGTTCGGTCCCCGGAAAATCCATGCGCTAGGCTTCGCAGCCCGCAGGATCGCTTCGGCGTGGTGTTCGGTCTGGTTGGTCATGGCCGGTCCTTTGGGGTGTGGGGTGTTCGGCGGGCCTCAATCTGTGCAAGATGAGATTGCGAAACCTTACCGCCGTTGATTGTGCGGATGCCCGTAGCCTCGCAGTAATCACAGCGGCCCTTCATGCTGAAATATCCACCTCCGCAACCAGCGGTGTAGGTTTGCAGATATTCCCCATCACCTCCGCACATGCGGCAGGTTTCGAGGTAGTCCATACCTTCGATATGATCGCAGTTTCGTTCGGTCTTATCCATGACTGGCCTCGCGTGATTTGAGGGCTTGGCGGATAACTTGTTCTGCATCCACGCAGTGTGGGTGAGGTAAGTAATCTACGTATTTCGCTAGTTTACCTAAAGCCCCCACCAGATCGGCCTCGCGTGCTGCAAAGGCGAGTTGGATGGTGAGGGCGGCGGCGTTGTCGCTAATCGGGTGAGTTGCTGTGGCGCAGACAAATGTCGTCAACCACAACTCACGCGCCCACTGCTCGGGCTGCTCGGCGTGGTGTTCGTCGGTCATATCGAATCACTCCCTATGTGTTGGATCAACGCTAAGTTGAAACCGTCACACCGTCAATCGAAAATGGATTCGAACTCATCAGCAACAGGTGCAACCCGTCCCGCGAGAGCGTCTAGTATCCGATCCAGTTCGGCATCACAGCGACCTGACTTCCGGTAGGCGTCTTCCATTGCAGCGAGAGACGTTTTTCCCTTACCGTCAGCAAGGTGCCAGCTTTGCCAACCACCGTGTGTCGTCTTGGTCAGCGTGAACGCCGTAGCCTGCCCCTGCTTGATGTTGTCGAAATAGAGACCCCGCTTCCCCGCCTCCTTGTGGAAGTCCTTCCAGTGTTGCGACTTGCGCAGCAGTTCCACTTCAGGATCGGGCTTGAAAAACATCGAGTCACTGACCAGCGTTAGGGGTTTCACTTAGACACCTCTGCCCGAATTGCAGGATGCGGATCGTAGTTTTCCAGCGTGAAGTCCGTCCACTCGTAACTTCCGTCAAGGATCGACTTTCCTTCGCTGTTGATGCGCAACGTGGGCGAAACCACCGGCAGACGCTTGCACTGTTCGATGGCCTGCTCGACGTGATTGGCGTACAAATGAACATCGCCAAACGAATGCACGAAGTCACCAACTTCAAGTCCCACCTCGGCTGCGATCAAGTGCGTCAGCAGTGCGTAGCTGGCGATATTGAAGGGTACGCCAAGGAACACGTCAGCCGAACGCTGGTAGAGTTGGCACGAAAGTCGCCCGTCACTGACGAAGAACTGGAACAGGCAGTGACACGGTGGCAGCGCCATGTCGTCAATCTCAGCCGGGTTCCACGCTGTCACGATGTGGCGGCGTGAGTGTGGATCGCTTTTTAGGGCTTCGACGACGTTGCGTATCTGGTCGATTTCTGGAAAGCCGGTTGTCGGATGATATTCACCCTGCCAACTGCGCCACTGCGCACCATAGACCGGTCCAAGTTCTCCATCGGGTGAAGACCACTCGTTCCAGATCGTCACACCGCGCCCTTGCAGGTAACGGACATTCGTTTCGCCACGAAGGAACCAGAGTAATTCGACCGCCACGGACTTCCAGTGGACCTTCTTCGTCGTCAGCAATGGGAAGCCCTTGCGCAGATTAAAGCGCATCTGGTGACCGAAGAGTCCGTAGGTTCCGCCGTTACGACCTTCACGATAGACTCCGGTACGGCGCACCGTGTCGAGCAATTCAAGATATGGATGGTCGTGGTAAATGCTGCTCGCAGTTTCCACAGGTAACAGGGCAGCCTCGGGGTAGATTTGCACAGAACCGACTTCCCTTTCGCTTTCGACATCCCAGCCCTGTTCGGTCAAGTCGGTGCTGTATTGTCCGACGATACGACCGTGCCAGTCGGAGCCGGACTTCTTCTTTACGCGGTCACCGATCTGCATCAATTCTCTCCCATCCAACGAAACACGTCACGCTGCGTCGGGTCGCGGCGGTAACTATGTGTGGTGACCATCAGGTCGCGGAACGCCTTGGTCGCGTTCGACAGCAACGTGGTCGGCAGCGGTCTTGTCAGCGTCACGTAGTCGCCGCCATCCCACTTCATATCGACGTTGTTATGTGGACCGCCGACGAGGCGGATGCGTTCGAAGTCGGTCATGCTTCGTCCTCCGACCCAGCGTAATGGATGGTGGGTTCGTCCGCTTCCTCGTATCGGCTATAACCGATCATCGTACGGAAGCCCTCGTCCACCACGTACGGCGACAACCAATCTATCAGATGCTCGATTTCACTGTCATAGTTCTTCAGGTCGCATCGCACCACGAGACACCAGTGCTTACCGATGTCGTCATATGATAATTGCTGAACCGATACCGGCGTGAAGTAGTGGCTGCATGAATGGAACATCCAATCCCAGCGACTCGTGTCAAACAGCGGATGGTTTGGCAGAGTGGCGGGTAGGGTTCCCTGAGTTTTACCCTCGACCATGTATTGCAGAACCTCAACCACGGTGGAGTCGTTCTTGATGCGACAAGACAGAACCAATTCAGTATACATACCCATAACGAATCACTCCCTAATCAATGTTTCAACCGTAACGTGAAACACGGGACATGCAAGATTTAATCGCCTGCCACGGCGACCTCCCATCGAACGCGCGTCGGAGGACATACTGTCGCGCGATGCTGACGATTGTAAATATCGCTGTGATGGACAGACTGGTGGTCGCCGTCATCTGGATGCCGTAGAGCCGCGCGACGACGATCCACGTTACCAGCGACACCAGAAACCCGATGGCGGTGTTGGTCAGGCTCTCGCAAAAGCTGTCGATGCGTGACTGGGTGTGTGCGGGACGGTTCATTCCGAGTCTCCATTATCAGGATGGAAGTACTCGTCGTTGCGCTGTCTACAAAACATTTCCGGTTGGACGAAACAGACGCTCCACTTTGCCAACCAGTTGTCGAGCAACTGCTGCAATTCCGCGTCAGCCTGCTTTACAAATTCTTCGCTGCCGTACCGCGCGGGTTCCGAATAGTCTCCGCTGAAATAATCTTCGCAGTCAAAATACTGGTCGTTAATTAGTCGCTCTGCGCTGAACGTGACGACGTGTCGTTCAGCTTCGATGACATAGCCACCATCACCGTCAAGCGCTTCAATTGCATCTTCACGGGTCTCAAACGGCCCATTGGTGAAATGTTCATCGTTGTCGCCAGACCACCACTGCCAGTTGCTCTTTACCATCACCCCCAGCCTCCCGCTAACCAGACCAGCGCCGCCTCGCCAAGCAGCGCAGGAACATAAATCCCTGCATGGAAGCGATACGAAGGTATCATTTTACCGTGGCGCGATAGTGCGCCGATGATGCTGCCCAACAGGAACAGCGCGAGCAAGATCCGTGCGATGCTCTGAATCATGACAGACCCCATTCGATGACGCCGCCCCAGAAGGTTGGGAGTCCGATGAACACGATGGCCGCAACGATCACTTTCATCGGGACGATCCTGTAGCCTTCTTCGACGATGGTTAGGTCGATTGCCATCAACGTCAACCAGAGACCTAGTCCGATGTAAAATCCGATTTCCATTCTATTTCTCCGTGATTCCAAGAGACTCAGCAACACCGACGCCCTCTTTCGTGAGCGTCCATGTCCAAGCCTTGTCGAAGGGCCGCTGGCGCAACCGCGTTACCCAGCCACGGCTGACCATCTCATTCAGGTCACGCTGCTTGTACGGCGTCCCATCGACAGTTGGTGGCAGTGTGGCAGTGACGCCGTGCTTCAGCGCTGCGACGACACCGGGCCGGTTGGCGCTGATAAACGGTGTGTCGGTGTAGGTGGGGAGGTTGGGGCTGCTCATTTGCGCCTCCATGCTGCGCGGCAGCCCCAAGCGGAGTACACCACCATCAGGCCGTTAAACGCAGCAACGCCGAACTCATGGGCGGTGAGACTGGCACCGATGTTGATCCCGTTGATAACCGTCAGTCCCAGCCAGCTTTCGGGGCTTCCCAATGCCGAGACTACCCCTTTCCAGAAACCATTCACCCCTCATTCCTTTCCATATAATCTCGAATCCGTGCCCACATCTTCGGGCGCGGCACTCGGCCAAAAGTCCGCATATCCCCGACCAAGCGGGGATCGTTTGCCACGTCACGTCCGAAGCGCGTTTCAGCGATGCCGGTGCGCTTCAGGAACGTGGTGATTTCGTGCAGCGTGGTCATGGTCACTTGGTGTCAGTGCCCCAGCGCTTCACATATTCGTCGAGCGGTGCGTAACCGGCTTCGACCAGTGCGCGATGGGTTGCCCTGTCGAGGTCTGCGAGTTTCATCGCCTCAAGCCCCCAGCAACTGTGCCATGCGGCGCTGTGCTTCCATGCGTCGGGCCGACACGCTGCGCCAGCCACGGGTGGGGTGCAGCACCGAGTAACTGCCGTCTTCGTGCTGCACGTAGGACTGCGTCTTGGTTTCCTTGTGGGTGGCGATTTCAGTGGCGGTCATGCTGCGCTTTGCGATGCGGCGACCCATGCGACGAACGAAACTGGACATTTGGTATGCTCCCTTACTTGGTGCTGATCGACACGACGAATGTCGCGCCGGAAGTGGTGGTGATTTCCATGCGGTCGCCCGCAGTGATGAGGATGCCGGTGATGTCTGCACCGACGACGGTGTGTTTCATCACGTCTGCGAAGCCTTGCGGGACAGGCAACCCTGTGACGGTCATGGTGGGCAGATCGACGGTAGGTGTTGCGGGTTGCTCTACGCGGTTGCGGACACGGATACCTTTGCAAGCTTGCATCCGCGCACCGTTTTCCTGCCAGTGTGCTGTACGGGTCAGTGTGTCAGTTTGGGCTTTGGTAAAATTTTTGCCGTCTACGCGAGTCAGCTGATAGTCACCATCGCTGTCAGGGCCGTACACAACCTTCACCGGAGTCCCGTCTTCCAGTTCCAGCGGCTTCGTCCAGTCGATTGGCAGCACCTCTTCTACGCAGTTGCGGACAAACCACTTATTTGAGACGCACCAGTCACGACCATCCTCGTGCCAATACTCATTGGTGGTGTCACTGGCAGGAACCTCATTCGTGAAATACATGAAGCAGTTGTATGACTCCGACCACTCGCGGCCATCGTAACTCACAGTCACAACGCGATCCGTAGCCTTTTCCACCGCCTCAATGGGCTTGCTCCAATCCACACTCATTGCGCTTGCTCCCTAGTCTCTGCGAATCAACTGACTCGCTGTGTAATCAACACTAGGTTGAACCCAACAGCGCGTCAAGCGATCAAAACTGCTTACCGCCCACTTTCATGCGGTTCTCGGGCTTATGATCCTCGCGGGTGCGGTTCTTCTCCCGCTTCGCCTCGATCACTTCGATCATGCTGTGCGCCCCGTAAAACGCCGACATAGCGTAGAGCGACCCGAGACACTGGAACAGTGAGTCCAGAAACACATCGCGCTTACCCTTGCGATAACCTTCCATCGCAGCGCTGACCATGTTGACCAGTAGCATCAGATCATACAGACCACCGCGTGTTAAGACCGGGAACGCTCTGTCCGCAGCAACCACTGCCTCATTGAAGTCGATGCCGCCTGCTTCACAGCCCAGCAGATCGTAGATGCGGATTGCGGCGTCTGCCAGTTCCACGTCGAACATGCGATACTGTGGCAACTTGTCATCCAGCAGGCCGCCCAGCCACCCTTCTGCGGCTTCGCTGAGTTCACTGACGATCAGCATCAGCATTTCGGGGCGGTTGCGGGTGTGGACGATAGACTCACCGGTTGCAAGGTTCGTCCACCAGCCTGCGCGGATGTTGTCGGCGTGGATCTGTTGCGCGAGTTCGGTGTGATTGATGATGGTCATACGTGGAATCCCTTGAATTGAACGGTGTGACAGTCGTCATAACTGTTGCTCTGAAGCAGGCGGAACGGAAACGCGCGAGGCACTACCGCAGACGGGCGACCGTTGATCTTGTTGTCGTGCAACAGATTGACCAGAGCGTCGAGCAACGTCGTCTTCCCGCTGCCTTGCGGGCCAGAAACGGTGATGGTTACGGTGAGGGGTTCAGGTGTCACGCTGCTTCTCCGATGATCTTGAAGCGGACAATATGGTCGTCGGTCCGGCAGTTTTGGTAAGCCCACCAGTCCGCTCTGCCCACTTCCGTGGGGCCGAAACCGCTAGCCGCCTCGCCATCGGTGTCCTGATACCCGTCGCGGGTTTGAATATGGACCTTGGTATCCGGCTCAACGGGACACGGCCCGCCGTTCCAGTTGTACCATTTGCCGACTTCGAATACCGCTCGGTAGTCAGTGTCAATAGAACAAACGCGGCTACCCATCTTCCAGAGTACAGAGTTGACTTCCAAGGTGCGCGACGAGCGCATCTGATATAGCCATCCAATTGGGAAATTTGGCGTAAGTTCATCGGTGGGCGTGACCCACGGGCCGAAGACGTACTGCGGCTTCTCGACCACCGGCATATCTGATGGTGCAATCAGTTCCTTCAGGTGTGCTTTCTGCTTGTCGAGGATGAACTGTACCAGTTCCCGATAACTGTCGTTGACATCACTGGTATCCAACCACTCAGCCACCAGTTTCTCAGCCTCGGATTTCTCCGGGGGATGAAGCAACGCCGCCAAGATGTCCATCGGATGCGTGGTGTAGGTCCACGTTTCGACGAGTTCGCCGGGACCGGGATGATAGGGCCGCCGCTTCCAATCGCGACGGTATTCCCCGCTACCCTTCAGCGCTTCAATACAGCGCTGCACAGTTGCGGCGTCGATGGGTGTCTCAGTCACGGGCGATTTCCTTTTTGTATTGAGCGACTGCGCGGGTGAGGGCGGCATTGTCTGAAATTTCTCCAGTTTTGTAGCCGTAAAATTGCGCAATAATCCGCTTCACCGCCTCAACATCAGGATCAACTGGCGGCTTGATTGGTGGGGCGATCAGGGCATCGCATAGGGCCTTGAATGATCCAAAATACGTTTCTCGTAGAACTTCCGGCTTGAGTTGACCCCACCCTGCCAGCTTCGCCGCTTCAATCAGCACCCAATCGGCTGGCATTGTCCCGTTAGTAGTCACGCCACTTCTCCCACCATCTCACGCTCGACGCGCTCGAACACGCAGTCGGGATCGCTGTTCCACCAGCAGGCGATCACAGTGCCCTCGTCGTCGGTGATTTCGAAGTCGTAGACAGTTGGTATCACTGACGGTGTGACTTCATATTCGCGGCCCACTGTGTAGGTGCCGAACATTGGCGCGTCGTCCAGAAGCGCGATTACGAGTGCGTATGTTTTCGTGGTCACTGTGTTGCTCCCTAATGCCCCAACCGGGGGTCTGTGATTCACTTCCTAAGCGAGTCGGTGTTGGGTTGTCAACCGTGTGTTGAAACTGTGTTGCGATTTCTCTGGGGTGGGGTCGGCGTAAATCGAGGAGCCGGTCACCTTTGTCCCTGATGTCGTCACGGGGGTCTTGTTCATTTCTTCGGGTGCCCTGCCCTGTCAGATCGACCAGTGGTGGTTGCGTCGCGCAGTTGCTGTCTACCAGTTGGACAGGACAGGACAGGACAGGACAGGGCAATCCGTTGCCCCTTCGCCGGTCGCATAGCGTCGCGTTGCCAGCCTATGCCGCGCCGCAAGATAGACGCGCGCCATTGTGCCCGGAAACGCGCCTGTTAGAGCGATTCCAAGCCACCGCCGTACCATAGCGGCCAAAAACAGGAGTCGCGCTCTAAGGCGCGTTTCCGGGCAATCTGTGGCCGTGTTATGCGAGCAACACACCTAGCGTCCGGATTCGGTGTGTCACTGTATTAGGCAATTAACACACCCGCGACGCGCAAAAGAAAAGGGCGCAACGGTCTCCCGCGCGCCCTATTTGCTGGCAATATGTTGCCGCCTGTTAAAACACAAAAAACGACAAAATGATTCCGATATTAATAAACCATAGCGGCCAGTATTTATCGCCCTCTTTTATCGCTTTTGCGCGTGACTCCTTTGTCGTGCTCATTATTGCGATAGCCGCCATTGTTAGGACGAACATTAGGAATCCCATTATACGGACTCCCCTACTGACAATGACTCAAGAATTAATCGCGCGTTGTTCAATGCGTCGCGAATTGCTTCGCCTTTATCCTGCCCGTACCCCGTCACATAGTGGCGACTGGCAGAAGGATCGTTTAACGCGACGCGGTAAAGCCCGTTAGGCTGGCGTTCAATCTTCATGCTACGGACTCCCTATCGGCAAACATATCAATCGTTTTCGGGCAACGGTAGGCGCGCCCCTCTTGCTTTCCCTGCCAATCGGCAATGCAATCGGAGTCCATGTCGTCGGATTCCAATGCAAGGCTTTCCAATGCCGCAATACGCTCGCATCCGGCAATCAATCGCGCCGCGTTGTCAGGATCTTCGCAGATGATCTTTGCCAGATTGTCGCCGCGCGCTTGCTGGCAAGCCGTTTCGTATCCCTGCCAATCCATATGGGAGTCTAAATATTGATAATCGTGTTCCATGAGAGACTCGCACAATTGCCATTGCCAATCTGACTCGTTGTCAACGTGTGGCGCGATTGCCGCGCTAAGGATTGTCCCTAATTCATTGTGATCTAGATTCTCGAGTCCATCGCTGATTTTATCCTGCCACGTTTCCAGATCATTGTCATAAAACGATATGAAACCATCGCGCGACGAATGCCGCGCCTTGATAGTGGATTCCAGCTTGGCGACGTCGATTCCCTTGCAAAGCGTTTCCATGACGCTAAGGGGCACTGTCACAAACAACCTATCAGTTGTAAAATTGTATTCACGCGGGCTTGTCATACTCTCAAATGCGAAAGCGTTAGCAGGCGTTGCAAGGTTATCTTGCGCCCACACGTCGAAAGCTTGACAGTAATCTTGTGCAATGTCCCTATAAGCATCGCTATAGTTTACATGCGCCCATAAATCCGAATGATCCAAGCGCAATGCATCCGGCCAATATGACTCGGGGTAGCACTCTTGCGACTCTTCCTGTTCCCGCAAGTTATACGCCTCGCTTTCAACGGCGGAGTCCATGATTCCGCTAAGCATCGACTCATAGAAGCCGGGAAAAAATGGCAGGTTTACGATAACAGTTGTTTCTTTTGTCATGTTACGGACTCCCGGTTAGCGCGTTGCAATTTGCATAGTGATAAAGCGAGCGGCGAAATCATTTGCAATCCGCGCGCAACGCCTACGCCCGAAATTGATTTCGCCGTTTAACCTATCAAGCAAAAGCGGGAAACATTCATCGGCGCTATTTGCAGCAATCATCGCGCCATAAAGCACCTTGCGCCCGCTTGGCGTATAGTAACTTATTGTCGCGTCAAATAATGGCTTTGGTGTTGTCATATCACTGACTCCCATACTAACTAAATAACCTAAGTCTATCGCAAGGCTGGCAACGGCTTGTCACTGTTTAACCGTGCCAGCCCTAGCGGGGAGTTAGGGCGAGTCCATAAACGACTCTTCTATTTGCCAGCGCTCATCTGAAAATTTATCGGCATACTCTTGCGCGTTTTCCTTTGTCGAAAATACACCACTAAATTCCCGTTCAGAATGAAAGTTTATGCGATAAAGAATATAGATCGTTTCCATTTTCCCGACTCCCTTAAATCGCCTGAATTACGCGGTAACCGATAGCGGTCAAATACGTGAGTCCGGCATCGCGGTGACAATCCGAATAACCGCTAATCACCCTGCCCGACTCTTCCGCTTCCCGCGCCATGCGACGCGCGTCGCGTTGCACTTGCTCCCACTCTTCACCTTGCGGGAAGCTGGTTGCATCGCCCCCAATTGCCTTGCGCCATTGTTCCACGGCCATATCGCGCCAATAGTAGGAGTCGCGGCGCTCCCATTGACCGGAGTCCGTGTTGCGCTCCCATTGGCCATAGTTTGCCAGTGTGTAGCCATTGCGAGGCTTGTACGTAGCAGGGAAGCACGGCTTGCCCTTGGGGGGCTTTATGCGAGCGCCGCAATGGTCGGTCATTTCATGGCCGTCTATCGACATGCCGGATAGCGCCGCGCTGAATTTATCGTAACCATAACCGCCTGCCCTTGCGTGCTGGAATCCGGCCTTATCGTCGTGAACGTTAACAAGGCAAGATCCGCCCTTGCCCCATACGGCTTTAACCGTCGCGACGTGTTCGCCCTTGCGGTTAAGCACGACATAAGCGGCCACGGATTTACCGGCGGCGCTATCAGATACATAATTCGACATGGTAGTGTTTCCCTGAAGATATAGTGAAAGTTAGGCGGTGAGATTAAGCCGTCGCGTATGCAAGCAACGCGAAGCTATAAAGGCCGATTGCCAGCGCCACGATTAGCGCGATGAACTGGCGAAGCGTTACGGGTTGCGGTGTGTCGTTCATGAGAACATCCCTTCAAATTCGCCCACCGGAGCCACCGGAGCCACCGCAGGCGCGTAACATGCAACACATGCTCCCGTGCTGGCGTATCGCGTGCCATTGTGTCCCTTGCGGCATGGCGCGCCCTGATAACGGATTGCTTGCGTCGCGATTGCCGTTGCGCGTGCTTTATCGGCTGGTCGTCCGGGTTTGCGCTTTGGTGTTGTCATGGCGGTTAATCCTTAGCGAGCGTTGCGGATCTTGCGGACGGTCTCGACGATTGCCAGCGTGCTGCAAAGCACGATTGCCAGCGAATGCCCGATTGCAGCGTATCCGGTGAGTCCAGTGCCAAGGCGCGCTGCAATCGCGTCCATCGTCGCGTTGCCAAGCATGAGAGCCACAAAAGCGAACACTTCACAAATGAGAGCGATTGTAAGGTATCGCATTTGGTTTTCCTTAGTCCGAGTCGTTTGCGTTGCATTTGTCTTAAGCGCATTTGTCTTAAGGCGCAAACGCTTTTCAACATTATCGTGAATCAATGCGCCATGCGTGATCCTGCCAATGGGAGTGCTTGCGCGTTAGCTGGTCGGATATGCCTGCCATGCCTGCCAATGGGCTTGTGGCGCGGTCTCACGGCTTAGGGGCAATCGTGCCCCATAGCGGCCCTTGCTCGCTTGTACGGTCTTCCCTGCCATGCCTACCAATGGGCTTGCTCGCTTGGCGTTTATCTTAGCGCGCCATGCTCCGGCGATGCGACGCGCCTAGTTTATCTTAACAGGCGACGCGCCGAATTAATCTTAAGTGGATGAGTTATCCCATTGTTTCAATGACTTAAGTTTAATTGTTTCATGTTTCCCTTTGTTATCAAGGGGATTACTAATGTTTAAGGTACGTAACGCATTTACGTATAACTTTGGCGCAGGCGCAAACAACCTAACGGTAGACGTTAAAGCAGGCGCGCGTTGTCACTGGCACGCGGAAAACAGTTGCTACTATGTGTCACCAAGTGAGGTTGAAACCTACGCGCGCCATGATGCAACCTATCGCGGAATCCGCGTAGACCCTGCCAACGTGGAGTCGGAATAATGGCGATAACATATCTTAATTGGCGCGGCCCCCAAGGGCGCGAAACGGTAGACGAACTGGACTCGAAAGACTTCAATCCGTCGCATTTGTTCAAGGTAGAATTGCGCCGCCTGATAACCGAATATTCAATGGTAGGAATGCAAGTCTATCCTTCCTCGCGTATGTGTTCCAATTGGAGGGACTCCTAACTCCCCGCTAGGGCTGGCACGGATAAACAGTGACAAGCCGTTGCCAGCCTTGCGATAGACTTAGGTTATTTAGTTAGTAAGGGAGTCCATAACAATGCGACTAATTGAGACCGCTTCCAGATGGGGCAATCTTTATCGCTTCCGCTATTGGGTAGACGGTAAGCAAGTTAGCCGTTCGGAATTTGACGCGATACGCGAAAGAAACGGATTCACGGCTGGCAATCGCATGCCGATGCAAGACATGCCTTATGGCTTTCGTATTATTTGGGAGTCCTGATTATGTTTCTCTCGATTTATAACAATCGCTCCGGCGATGAATTTATTCGCCGCCTATCGCCTAGCGAGTCTTTGGATATTCGCGCCCATGTCCGCAAATGGGCAGACTCCGAATACGGCGACTATGGAACGCCGCGCCTTAGCTTTAGCGAAGCGGGGAGTCACATTCCCAACGGTTGCGCGGACTGGCAAGCGGAAATTCGCGACACAAAAGCGAGCGGCTCTAGTTGCTGGCAATCGGAGCCGTTTTATCTGGAATTAGGGGAGTAATGGCAATGGATCGCGTAACACATAAACACGTCAATCAGGCAATCGCGCGTTACCATGATCGACTCATGCTAGACTATCCTGCCAAGGGTTATTTGCAATGGGCCGATATTCGCGGCGATGGGTCTAACCGGCGCAACCTTTACGTTGTGATTAATGATAACGGTGGAGTCTGCCAATCGCATTTGCGCGGCAAAACTATGCGCGAAACAATTGCAAATATAGACTTTGCGTTGCTGCTCGACGGCTTGCCAGATTATGCCGTTATCATTCGCGCGATACATGAAAGCGGCACAAAACAGGTTAGCGCATTGGCAGAATTGGATAGGCGCGGGCTTTGGCTTTCGGATGAACAAAAGCGCCAAGCCGGATTGCGCTTGTCTAAGGGGAGGGAGTCCGTAACATGACAATTGAATCAGAAGCCTATCGTTTCCGCGCCATGCGCCATGGATACAATATCGCCCGCGCCTATCGCGGTTTAGCGCGCCCTAGCTGGGCCGTGTTTTTCCGTGGCGATAATGTCGGATACGCGACAAGCGAGCGCAAGGCGCGCGTTATTGCTCGCGACCATTGGCAGGCGCGACAAGCAATTCTTGGGGAGTCCGTATAATGGGATTCCTAATGTTCGCCCTAACAATGGCGGCAATCGCAATCATGAGCACGACAAAGGAGTCACGTGCAAAAGCGATAAAAGACGGCGATAAATATTGGCCGCTATGGTTCATTAATATCGGAATCGTTTTGTCGTTTTTTGTGTTTTGAACGGGAGTTAGTGGAATGAATACATTTATTGAAAGCCGTGAAGGTCGTGCGTTTATTGCTACGGCTGATTCCCGCGAAACATCGCGCGATGTCATGCGAGCAATTGCGTTTTTAGCGCGAAATAAACAGGAAGCGGAATCAATCTGGAATGGTGACGCAATCGGCACCGCGTGTACGTTGCTTGACATATGGGAGTACGCAACTGGCAATGGCGCGAAAGATGCAAATATGTCTTGGGGCGCAAGCGGCGAACAATGGGCGGAATCGTTCCGCGCCTAATCTAGGCCACAGAATTGCCAGCAACTAGGGCGCGCGGGAGACCGTAGCGCCCTTTTCTTTTGCGCGTCGCGGGTGTGTTAGTTGCCTAATACAGTGACACACCGCACATCGCTGCACTGGTCATCCTGAGCGCCTGAGCGCCGCACAACGCTGCACTGGCAGACCCGACACACCGCAGCCCAACTGGCCGAACGCAACACGACAACCGGCACCCCCAGTCCTCGATTTATCGTACACCCCATCCTCGATTTACGCTCTACGGGGATACGTCGATTCAGAAAACTTGGCGATGGGGTAGGAGAAATCGCAACACAGTTTCAACACACGGTTGACAACCCAACACCGATTCGCCATACCAAACCCAACAGAGACACACTGAGTCGGAGACAGCACATGGCACAGCAGTTTAAGATCGAAGGTTACGACAACCTCTTCGAAATCGTTGACCAGTCCAAGACGCAGACCCTCTATGGGGCAATCGCGATGGTTGACGGCCAGCATGTGTATTCGTTCTACGTTACTCCTTTTCCTGACATGGTGGAGCCATACTGATGCTGATCGAGCATCCGCACATTGGCGACTGCTACAACGCAGATGGTATGTGGCGCATTATGGACGCACAATTCGAGTTCGTGGCCTCCGCCAGTTGGGGCGAGTATCGCCGGATCGAGAATAACGTGAACCGTGGGCAGTCTTGGCACACTACCAAGATCGTCGCGGCTGAGTCTGACTCGCTTGAGACGCTCAAAGTTTGGGCCGACAAGCAGCAGCGCGACGGGGCACACAATGTCGCATTTTACCGGACGTGGGAGATTAAAGACGGAAAGTTCGCCGGAAAGCGCGACAATGCACAACTATCAGTTTCAACACACGGTTGACAACCCAACACCGACTCGCTTAGGAAGTGAATCACAGACCCCCAGTCGGGGCATTAGGGAGCAAACACAGTGCCTGCCGCACCTCGCCGCATTAAGACCATCTACACCAATCCTCGCAAGGGCACAAAAGCGCGTGCTGCGGTAAACCTGATGCTGCGCCGTGAGGGGGCGACTGCTGCTGAGATTGCCGAGCGCGTCGGGTATAACCGAGTCAACAGTATCTCCGCCATGTGTGAGGCACTGCGGAACGATAAAGGTTTCGACATCGCGGCGTTCCCCGTGGCTGGATCAGGCCACGTTGGTCGCCCACCTTCCGTATATAAAATCATCGGTCGTTACCGCTGCAACGGCAGCTACCGTTCCTTCGTTTCAATTGGAGAGCAACACAGTGACCACGAAAACATACGCACTCGTAATCGCGCTTCTGGACGACGCGCCAATGTTCGGCACCTACACAGTGGGCCGCGAATATGAAGTCACACCGTCGGTGATACCGACTGTCTACGACTTCGACATCACCGACGACGAGGGGACTGTGATCGCCTGCTGGTGGAACAGCGACCCTGACTGCGTGTTCGAGCGCATCGAGCGTGAGATGGTGGGAGAAGCAGCGTGACCAGCACCATCGAAACCCACATTCTGCGCATGACCGTGGACGCGCTGCTGACGATCACGGGCAAGGTCGGACTCTGTTACGAGGACGACTGGGACGGTGATCTGACCATCACCGCAGAAACGTCATGGGAAACCATCCAAGCCGAAGCCTATGCCTGCGACTCCTGTACGCTGCGCGTCGGGTCGAAGTGGGTATGGTTTATCTGGGATAATGGGGAGGACGGGTTGACCTGCATCGCTGACTACACGGTGTCGCTAGAAGACGTGATGATGCCGGTGTTCGACTGGATCGAAGTGGAGGAGTCGGAACAGTGACTGATACACCCCCTGATTGGGTGCTGATTGAAGCTGCGAAGCGGAGTGGGTGGGATTGGGCCACACCGTCCATCACTATCGAAACTTACAAAGAGAACGGTCCATTCCGCGCCCTCTGCGACATGATCGCCAAGCACGAACAGCCGCCGGTTGATCCCGATGTTGAGGCGGTGAAGCGGATCTTGGAAGCGTACTGGCCGAAGATGGCTCGACATGGCACCAGATACCTCGAAGGACATTTTCTCGACCTCGACCGTGCCGTCGCCCAATACAAAAAGGAAATCGCCCGTGACTGAGACACCCATCGACGCCGCAACTGTGCAGCGCTGTATTGATGCGCTGAAGGGTAGCGGGGAATACCGTCGCGATTGGAAACGGCAGACGAATCAGCGCGGACCCGGCAAACTGGTCGAAACGTGGACGTACACCACGCACCCCACGGACATCTTGGCGGCGTTGCT